AAGCAGTGGTATCAACGCAGAGTACTATAGGGGACCGCCGTGCCGTCCGGGCGAAAAAACGTTATTTGTCAGTATCTTATTACGTATCAACACATTATATTGTTGTACCTTTGCCCGTGATGGTATACATAGCATTATACGGTTTTTTCTCATTTTTGCGTAGGGTAGGGTGGATACAAATGTATGTTGATCAAATGACAGACAATGGTTTGGTATAATACAGACAATGGTTTGGTATAATACAGACAATGGTTTGGTATAATACAGTCAATGTAAGCTCTATCACGTATAACATACTACATACTATGTAATACAACATACAGCATACAGCATGCTTTAAACGGTCTTATAACATATAAACATATCATTAACACAGCCTTCCGACCAAACCATCATCATATTAACCATTATAAACATATCATTAACACTTATTATATTAATATACTACAATTCATTAACATAACACGCTCTTAACTGTGAATATACATTAAACTCTATACAATATCTATAAAACATCACAACATCACATCATATATTCGACTATATGTATTATCATTGCACCGTATTCTAACACACGCAATCACTCATACTTAACACTTATTAACATGAACACAACAATCGACACAACAAACAAACGTAACAATCACATGAACATGTTACATGGTATTACATTCATTATTGCTTGTCTTATTACATTCACATCTGCAGTCTATTCTATTGCAGTATGTAACATGTACATGTTTATGTTTGCAATCATCACGGGACTTATTACATTTGCTATTAAAGAACTATTCTTAAACTAACACATTTAATACATTACAACCATGAAGGCAATAACAGCAATAACAGCACAGCAAATGGATATGATAGCACTTATATATGAGTGTAACAACTGGAAACGTGCCACAGATACAAGAAGTAAAAGTACTACAATAACACTACAGAAGTATGAAGTAGTGGACACTGTAGACCTTATGCGATTATTGTTAAGGCTTAACGATATATCGTTATTTTCTATCGTTACAATCACAGAAAATCAGTTCAAAATTACGTATTTAATTTAATAACGCATATTACGTGACACGCCGAACACACGAACCAAAGTAGGCACAATAACAATTTAATAACTTACAATTATGACACAAATTTCAAAAGCTGCAGACGCAGCACAGCCAACAACAATGACAACAATGACGGCGATTCAAAGATTACAGGCAGCAGCAGCAGCAAAGTACGCAACAAAACCGGAAACATCTGCAGAAACATCCGCAGAACAGACTATTAAAGACCTCACACGTAAAGTTTTAGCAGGTCTTACATTATCTCAAGCGGTAAACATTGTAAATGACATTGCTGACATTGCCGAAAATGTTGATGTGGACAAAACCGCTCAAAAACTTTTGCTAAACGCAAAAAAAGACCTTACAACCATCTCGAAAACATTACAGGAAAGTGCAGTCGCAGGTATTAACATTGATTTAACGGGATTACAGGATTTTTCAATGAATAACACAAAGGTAGAACTTGTTACATACGAACTGCCACCGCTGTACAAAGGTGCCCTCGTTGCTATCGACTGGAATTCTATTTCATCAGATGCAAAGGAAAAATTAATACTTATAGGTATCACAGCCGAGGAACCGTTCGCCATTTTGACCGCTCTTTCTTATGATAAGTCAGCAAATAACGTATTCATCAAAGTTGGTTCGTTTGACCTGACAAAAGGTACTGTTCGTTTGTCCCTTAAGTTTACCGCTCTTGTACCAGACGTAAATTCCGCTGATGTTGTTGAAGCTTACAACGCAAAAGTGGAAGAATTAAAGGCAAACATCACAGACGCCAAGACAAAAATTTCTGAAAAACAGTTTGCTTATGTATCTGACAAAATTCTTACTCCTACTATTGCTGCAAAATTTGGTTCACTGTTAGCAGAAGGTTACACACCTGAACAACTTACAGCGTTGGTCCAATCAATTTCTTTAATTTTGAAAAACGTCGGGGAATAACATCACGCTAAAAATGGGTTGCAAATATAAGCCACTATATCCCATTTTTTAAACCGTATCAATTTAGTTGGTACGGTTTTTTTTATGCATATTCGCATCCTACCTTAAAAGTAACAAATCTGACTGACTGTAAATACATTGCTTGAAACTCTTTGCTGTAAGCCATTCACATTATCTACATGTAAACGGTACTACATATCCACTTTGCACCCTTAACAGCTTAAAACGCTTTAAAATAGCCCCGTGTTAAAGAATTAACATACTGTGAAAAAGTGTATATTTACCATCATCCCATCACGGGCACCACCATCATCCCATCACGGGCACCACCATCATCCCATCACGGGCACCACCATCATCCCATCACGGGCACCACCATCATCCCATCACGGGCACCACCATCATCCCATCACGGGCACCACCATCATCCCATCACGGGCACCACCATCATCCCATCACGGGCACCACCATCATCCCATCACGGGCACCACCATCATCCCATCACGGGCACCACCATCATCCCATCACGGGCACCACCATCATCCCATCACGGGCACCACCATCATCCCATCACGGGCACCACCATCATCCCATCACGGGCACCACCATCATCCCATCACGGGCACCACCATCATCCCATCACGGGCACCACCATCATCCCATCACGGGCACCACCATCATCCCATCACGGGCACGGGCACCACCATCATCCCTGATCACACAAAATAAGGTCAAAAATTATTATCCTGTTAGCTGCAAAGTACAACCATCATTTAAACCTCACTACAGCCCACCACAGTCCCAACATTGAATTATAATCTAATTTTGGTACTATTGTACTATTTGGAGTTAAATGGTCTCAAAACGGCTGCAAATGGGCTAAAATCACATCTGTTAAATTTACGTTTAACCCTATTCAAAGGATGCAACCATTTGACACAAAAAACCCCCTGACTTTTAGAGGTCAGGGGGTGAACGTTTGAGGTCACATATATGTTACATACGCTATATACGAATTTTGCTCTCCCACATACATGGGTGCTTACGTGCTATACGAATTTTGCTCTCAGCCGAGGAAGGTCAAAATTTCCTGCCATAAAACGTCAAGATCGGCAAATTCGGCTGGTGGGTTTTTGTGTAGATTCTTTACAAAGTTCTCTGGTTCTGTGAAACGTAGATAACCACGTAATCCGCCATAACCTAATCCGTCTGGGTCTACATGTGCTTCGTCAAACACAGAAAGCACCCACGCATATATACCATTCTCACGTAGATAATTGACAAATGCGACTGCACAATCTTTCTGTTTAGCACCGTTAACGTGGTGTTCCCAGTTGTTGAAAACAGCACTTGTTTGATTACGTTCTACCATGATATACTAAACATTTCTTCCTTTGTTACAGGATGTGTACTCACGTGTCTCACAGTATAGCCACGATCTTCAAGTGCCATTCTTGTTTCATTTACTAAACCATAAACTGTGACACACCTGTTTACGTTTTTAATATCATCTATACTTGCTTTAATAGCTCTATTGATACGTTGCAGTTGCACATAAGCTCCATTTGATTCTGATTTAATACGTGCTTCTTCTGCACTAAGCACTTCGCTGGATAATTGATACGTTTCTTTGTTCATAATTGAGCGAGATTTGAGTTGAGATTTGAGTTGAGATTTGAGTTGAGATTGAGTGAGATTTGAGTAAGATTTGAGTCACGTTTAGGCTACATTTATAAGTGTATAGCCCTCGCCCACGTTATAACAAACTTCTATCGTAGACCCGTCCGTGAATATTATTTTAAGTCCACAATCTAAATCTAAGAATGCACCTTCTACTACGTCGGCTACTGTTTTTCCATTAAATATATCCATTGTTATAATTATTAAAGTTCTAAATAATAAAGCCAAAAAGCATCTAATGTTTTAAGTAGTCCAGCATTACGGTGAACAAAAAACAGTTCCACGTTAAACATATATACTGTTTCGCTAAAGCCTATACCACATACATTTTTATGAACATTAAGCACGTCTATGAGTTGAGCCCTTGCTTGTTCAGTAAGTAAAATTGTACAACGTGCTTGTGAGTAGTGTTCCTTCGGAAATAAGATCACGTACTTATTTCTCTTTATCTGTACTTTGATCTTGTTCATCTTGTTCATCTTTCTTATTTTGTTTAATCTGCCATACCGGTACGTAGATTATAATACATAAGTCAATAACACAACCTATGTAGATGAGGATGTCATGGCTGTTCATATGTCATTTCTGATTGTTTAAACCAATTATCACTATTACGTATGAAAGAAGTGTCTAACTTTGCACGTCTTATTATCTTAACGTTCTTAGTTGGCATCTCCCAATCAATTAAGTCATCAATAAAGTAATGACGTTTATCTGACATTAATTCCGTGTGGTCATAACCTCTATAGTCCCAACCCGACAAAATTATCTGTTTACCATTGCGAATGATTATAGCAAAATGCGTGTAACCCGTACCTAATAACGTGTGACCTTTTTTCATGACCGTAATGTTTTTACGTAAAGTTTTTTCCTTTCAATAGATAAATTACCATAGGCAGGAATAGCATCATCCAACGTTATCCAGTACATAGGTTCACGTTCTGAGAAAACACCATCCCGATTTAAACGTGTAAGATTGATTACAGAACCTAACTGTAAAAGCATACGTTCAAAATATGAACTACTAACACTTCTATGTTCTACTATTCTAATCCAGACACCATACAATTTTGTGTCCATGTCAAAAGCTACGTTTTCAAATTCCATACGTATATAAGGATTCACAGCCACACCATAGATAAACATCTTATGGTCTTTAATCACAAAGTCACGTCCGTGTACCTCTGTACCCTCAATAAGATGTTTGAATGCTCCACGTATTGTAGGTTCTACTGCCTTCTGAACAAACGGGTAGAAGCACCCATCATGATATTGTTCATAGAACATACCAACACCTTCCACGTTAAATGTTTCAGAACTATATACATAATTAAAAAATGATGATGTGTCTGATACTGTTACAAGCACACCTAATTTCTGGAGCTTACGTAGCAACCTTACATCTGCTATACGCTCCCCACCTTTCACGGCTTGTAACTTACCAAGCTGACGTGATGTGAATTTACTTCTTTCAATTACTTTCATATGATTATACGTTTATTTAATTATGTTTATAGAAATCAGCCAAATACTCACATAGATACTTTGCATATTCAATTATGTACACGTTACCGTCAAACGTAAACTCTTTTTTATTGCCTTTGATAGCTTTATTATAGGCATGTTTTAATTTGCCATAATCACTTCTACTGAAAGTTGCTGTTGTCATACATTTAGTAAGTTTAATTCGAGTTGGTCTGTATCCTGTACTAACGTGTATTCACCCATTTCAAAATGATCTTGCATATGATTATAGGCAACACGTAAATCTTGGTCAATAAGATCATAAAGAAGTTCTGATATACGTTGTTGAAATGCTAAATTCTTAAGATTTATAGCACTGTTTTCTTTAACGTTCTCAAATCCTTCAAATTCAAATATAATGGATATATAAGCATCCGTCATAGTATTAGAGTAACCATCACTATACGTATATGATTTAGCATTAAGCCAACCATTTTCAGTTAGTGCTCCCAATGTTTCACCATCATACGTAAGACATGCATCATTCATTAATTCTTGAAAGTCGCGAATGTTCAAACATGGAAACCATACTTTACGTGAGATATAGCTCTCTTCACCACCCAAACAATTTTCAACGTCGGTTGGTTTACCTTTTTTCTGTTTGATAAATTTTTTTGTGGTCTGGTTGAAACTAACATTATCCACGTTCTTGTCAGAGTATTTGGTCTCTATCAATATGACTTGAAACCCTACAAATTTTGTTACAGCTTTCATACACGTTTAATTATTTTTTTTGTTTACAGATAAGTGATAAGATTTGAGACTTAAAGCCATTTTAAAAGCATCCACGTTAACTGTTACACAGTCGTTACATACACGTTCAATTAAAGAACGTTCATACTCATTCCAACCAATGTTATAAACCTGATTTAAAAATTCAAATGCTGTTATAAAGCCCATACAATAGTTGTTATACGTTTCTTGTAGTGTAGCAACTTTTTCTTCAAATGTTTTCATACGTTTAATTATTATACGTTTATACTATGTTTTAATTACAGTTCAAATATAATCATTATTTCAATAGGTTGTACATCTATTGACACAGTTTAACTTATACGTGGTATAGTTGTTAATTAACAACACAGTCCGGAAACTAATCCTTAAATGTACAAACATTCAGTCGCGACATGCTTCTCGCCTGTAGTCTGCATCCCAATCGTATGTTGTTTAGTCCAAACACACGTAAAATCTTCCGGAACTTGATATTCGCTGATGTATAACCAATGCCCCATATTCCTAACTTCACGTGCCCATTGCCAGAAAGAGACGTGATCAAATGATTCATAGTTTTTATATGGCTTTGTCTGGTAGTATGGTATGTCACAGTAGATGATTCCACGTCTTGCTTTGTTTAAACCAAATCTATACCACGTTAGAAGAGTATTTGAAATTGATCTGTAGTCACCCGATAGCATGTAGATACTCTGTAAGTCGTTGGAACGTGCAAAATGCTTCATAAGATTATTTCTTAGCTCTGTATAATAGTCACGTGCTTGTAATCCATTCCACCCCTCATAAGGACGTGCTGAAAAGCTCGCAAGATACCGCCAGCATGCAATCAGAAACAAATCATGCTCTTCTACGCTTGATGGGTCTAATAAACCACGTGCTATTTCATTGTTTATAAACCTACATCTTGCATACTCTTCACGTGAGCAAATGGTATAAGGCGGAACCCATCCACGTTTCAATCCTTGCCAGAGTCTTATAACAAATATATCAATATCAGATGCTATGCGTTGAAGAGTATTTGGTACGTGTGTAATACAGTTCATCCCACCTGCAAAGGGTTCCCAATAGAACGTAGCTTCTTCCACGTGTTCAAGAATAACAGGTTTTAAACTGTCCCACAACTTTGTTTTTGCTCCTAAGTAAACCATACGTCAAGGTGTTTATTGGTTAGTTCGTACTTACTTATTTTGCCAGCTTCTACAAGATTGTCGAGGTCTTTCACGTTTACTGATTTAGGTACAAACATAATACCGTGATCATTTATCTGATCAAACGTACATAAACGTACCCACTTTACACTATCACCATTTCTTAGCTCCTCCTGTGTTTTTGTAGGATTACCTGCCATCTCTGGACTAACGTACGGTGTAAAGTCTTCCGGCATAAACCAGTCGCCATCTTCATAACCTACGTTTTCATTGGATAGAACTATATGATGTGCATAGACTGTACTATTCACGTATAAGTATGGCTGATTATTATCTTTTGCCATTTTCCATTTTAAGCTATATTCAAGACTACATCCATTTTCTGCTGTTTTACTATGTGGCACTACTTTCATACCACGTCTTATATCTTCTCTTTTCATTTAATTTTGATTTTTAATTGAACGTGTGATTAATTCTACTTTGCAATTTCTGCAATTAAATATGATAAATGTTGCACCATTAGTTGGCAACGTTCCAAATGTTCTACATACAGGGCAAAAATACCACGTCCTGAAATAGAACGGATGCCCTACAGTTGTGAAATAATACGTTTTACCATCCATAATGTTTTTTGAAATAAGGGTAGGCACTTTTAGTCACATTCTCAGCACGTTCATAGTATTCACGAGCCATGTCGTTCCATGTTTCATCAGATATTCCATCACGTCTAACTCTTAACTCCATGTGGTGCGAACCATCATGATGATGTCCATCCATGTAAATACGTTTATTCTCTGCGTAAACTTCTATTTCATCACAGTTAACCATAGAAGACAATAAGTTTGAAATACTTACATCCTTACCACCATGTGCACCACCTTTCCACGTTCCAACACGTCCAACCAAAAGACAATCTGTTTCTACATCCATTTCTAACATCTGTAGCTCCACCACCACATTGTTGTAGTCGTTGTCCATCTCCCAATTGTATTCGCTCCACGTAGCTTCATTGTCTATTTCAGATTCTGGTACACCACGTTCTTCTGCTAATGCACGTTTACAGTCATTAAATAACTGTTTGTTGTATGTATTACTAAATACAACTTTTCTTTTACTACCATTTTTTGTTCTCATACGTTTATTTATTAAAATCTGTTTGTAATTCATATCTTATTTCACCATCATGATTCTACTTTTGTTATTGTTACCATATACGTTGCACCCGGTTCTAAACAGGCATCCTGCATTTTTAAACTACCACCATTTACACGATTAGCGAGGTACGTTTTTTGTGCTTTTATTGTTTTTACGATTGCTCCCATACACGTTCAGTTATTATTTTGTTATAGTATTTCATTGCATCTTTTTTTCGTGTGAAGTATTCAGGTATTGATGATATACGTGTTTTTTCACTGTATATTGCTACTTGATATAATGTGCACAAATTCCATATCTTAGCAAGATACGTAGTTATTCCATTAACTGTTGACTTTTTCATACATGTTTACATTTTTATTCTGTTATAAAATTTTCTTGCTTCGGTTAATTGATTGGAATCATACGTTTTCCAAATCTCATACATACAGTGCTTACCTCCATTAATTTTTCCCCAACGAACGTGATAATGTGAGTGCTCCATGTATATATGTTTCCAAATCTTACCGTTCTCTTCTCTTTGAACGTACCCACAAGCTAAACCGTATGCGGAAACATCCCCATTAAGATTATAAAGTGTTGTTGCTTTCATACACGTCCCTCCTTTGTCAATTCCTTACGGATTAAGTTTAATTCAACGTTGTAGTCCTGACCAGCGTTATAAATCCATTTATTTTGTTTGATAGAGAATATAATACGTTTAGCATACCATTGATAGTTTGGTTGATTGCGTATTATAAATTGTACCCGTTCCTTTAAATGCGCATGTGACCCACACACGAGGTCTGCTATACGTTCAACGCTCCAGTTATAGAACGTAGGTTCAATTTTTAAGTCAGCCCACCCAACGTTTTTAACATAAGCTCTGGATGTAGTTAGAATTTGTAGATTCATTTGTTCTACGTATTCTTCTACGTTCTCTTTTGTAATCAAATTTGTTTTCATACGATTGTTTTTTATGCGTTTATACATTTTTAAATTAGTAATGCAAATATAAACATAATTATAATAGGTTGTATAAACATTGATACAGTTTAACTTTTACGTATATTAAATGTGAAAGTATGCATACTGTTAAAGATTGTATAACTATTAGGTTGCTAACCATCAAACGGTTATATTCACAAATGAACAAAAAAGCTCGGACTACGTGTAAGCCACAACTATGCCAACACTATAAAGTCCTAACTACGTTTAACCGTGTCAGGACTTTATAGTGTTGGCGGTGGGAAGAGGGTTTTACCCTAAATTCTCCAAAGGTCTAATTTTGAACGTTTTTAAAAAACGCCTATACGCATTTTGCTCTCAACTTTTTCTTTTAAATTAACGTGAATAGAAATTCCGTTTTGCGTCTATCCTCTTTTACATAATCACCAAGACCTACGTTTTTATTATCTGCACCCTTTGTCATAGTAATTTCAACATCCTTTGCCCAGATTGGTACAAAGTCAGTTGGTGCAGTACGTTCTGATAGATATACCGCATGTCCCAGAGAACGCCAGTAACGCATAGTATCATAGAGCAATTCATAATCCATGATTTCCAACCAGTGTGCATTGAAGCATTTACCTACGTACCGTTCATTGATATATGGTGGATCACAATAGATAATACATGGTTGATCTGGAAGGACTAATTCATGGTAGCTCTTACATTCTACGTACTTACCTTTCATTGCCTGTATAGTCTTAATGTATGAATGTGACTCTTTCATTGCATCTGCACCACTCCCACAGTAACCTTGAAAAAAATCACCCCTGTAGGAATAAATAAAACCAGCCCATCCCATTAATTCATCCGATATTCCCATCCCTAAACGTTCATTTCTGGACATCTTTGCTACAGAACGTAACATCTTATACTCTTCTTTCGTTATGTCTGTTGTAAATAGATCATCACTCCAATGGGTACGTTCATAGTTGAGTACATCTTCGGAATTGAGTACGGTTTTTCCATAATTGAGTAAAGCAATTAAGTACGGATTCTTATCATATCCAACCACCGTACATCCATCTAACAATGGAACACGTTGTATCATACCACATCCGCCAGCAAACGGTTCTATATACATCTTATAACGGTCACCCCAACCACTTAACGTGATCGGGATGATGTGCTTCGCAATTCTATTTTTACCCCCTAAATAATACATAGGCTTATTTATAAAGTCCGTCAGAGTTCACGTTTCTTTCTTTATAGTGAGGAGGTTTGTTGGAATGCCCATACAATCCATTGTCAGAACAGAACGTGAATGAGAGAATAATGATTACCATTAGCAAAATAATTTTCAATGTTTTCATATGTTTAATTTATTTTTTCGTTATACAACCGTTCATCGGCTGTTGTGTAATAATTTATATCTAACTCAATTCCAAAATAATCTCTTTTAAGTCTTCGTGCTATTAAACACGTACTACCACTACCCATACACGGGTCAACTACTAAATCTCCTACGTTAGTGTTGTCAAGAATAAGCTCTTCAAGTAGTTTATGGTTTTTCTCTGTAGGATGTATTTTGCTACTACCTGTAGAATGTATAAACCAGTTTTTCTTACACTTGTTAGTCATTAGACCTGTACCAGCTTTCTTAAACCATACCGCATTTTCTGTTCCGGAAAGATAGACGTACTCACCGTTCATTGGACTGGGATTTGATTTGCACCACACCAACTGTCTTACAGTACCTTCTTTACGTTTTTGTTTGTTACCAAAGAACGTGTATATTTGGGATAGTTGTCTGTGTTCACAGAATATGATAAACACATCAGCTGTATTATACACGTGATTAAGAAACTCTTCAATATCAAATGTTTTCACATCTGCCTGTCCCTTATTCAAATTACGTAGTCCACTATCAGTTCGGTTAACTTCTTCATATGGTATGTCAGTCAGGAGCAACCTACACTTAGGTAGTTCTACGTGCATACAGTCTGCATTGATTAAGAATCCAGCCATTAGCTTACACGGTCTAAGATTTTGTTTTTTGTTGTTACCAACTTTTTAGTATGAACGTTATATATCATGTAACCAAAAGATGATTCAGGGTTTAAAATTGATTCTCTTTTATGAAATGTGCTATAAATCACACTTCCAGAACGTTTATGATAATCATATCGAACAAGAAATAAATTTCTATAACGTAGAACTTTTTTATGTTCTTCATCCTTAGTTACTTTACATAATATACCACCATCTTTGAATACCATTCCAGCACGCAAACCAATACCAATATACCATTCTAATAATAAAGATGTGTTCACAATACCAAAAACACAAATAACAACGTAGGCTGTATTATAATCTTGTTTAGCCACGTTCATTATAGTGAAAATTATTAATATAGCATTCACTATTAAAGCCATGTGTATTACAAATACACGTCTTACACTTCTACTTAATTTATCTAACTTGCTCATACTACAATTGATTTAAAACCTTCTATTAAATAACGAGCACCATTCACGTAAATAATACTATCTTCACCTGAAATGCTTAGCAACACTAACACGTCTCTTCTGAAACCGTCAAATGAAACACCTGTAGACATGGATGGATAACCGCCATCTATTATTACATACTTTGAACAGCGATCACCAAAAGTCTCTGCCTTACATCTGATTTTAAGTTCATCAAGTATGATAGTTTTACCTGTTAAATTTCGACGATAACGTCTAAATGATACAAAATCATAACTATCTTTTGATGTATGAATAGTAAATGTTTGAAACGTGAATAACCACAATAATAGTTTTTTCATTTGTTTATCTCCATTTTTAAAACGTCCATATTATCTTCTATATACTCTTTTACTTCTTTATTACATTTATTATTATCGTACAACCAGATTAAATATGATGCTGGTACGTTTTCCATTTCAGTTCCTTGGTACTTCCCAAATGGCATCAGGGATTTATCTGTTAGTTCCATCTTCTGTCGTGTTATGTTTAATAAGAAACTCTGTGTATTCTGTTGTTATGATACGTAATAGTTCATTTACATTCAATCGTGTAGCGTTAGCAGCTTCATATACCTTTGCTACTTTTCTGCACGTTGTTTCAACACTCCAACCGCGTTCTATGCAGCATATGAATGTACCGTAATAATCTTCCTCTATGCCTTCTATAAGTGTGATATTACGTTCAAACTCTTCTTTTCCTAATAAAATCTTTAGATGTCTATGAAAGTGTTTTTTAATATTTTTAATGTAGACATACCTTCTATTATTAAAATCATTGTACAAACTACCATTGTCAAAACCGTGTTTTGTTATTGTTACCTGTATGTTGTACTCTTCTAACGTTCTTGTTACCTCTTTCATAGTATAACCAAATGCTTGCATTGCTTTAACACAAAAATCAATACCGTTTTTAATTTTTTCTGTTTTCATACGTTTATAATTTTATATTAGACATAATTCTTCTTGAAATTTTCCTAAATACTCCATGAGCAAATCCTGTAGACTACCTTTCTCATCTAATGAGAGACGTACAATCTCATCGTAAGTGCCTTCACACATTATACGATAACAAATAACAGGACGTTCAACACCTTGCCTATGTACACGTTTATTGAATTGTTGATACTGTTCCAGAGACCACGTTAATCCAAACCATATCATGATGTTACCACCAAACTGTAGATTTAAACCGTGACCAGCACTTAGAGGATGTGCAAATAAAATGTCAACCTCACGTTTATTCCACCTATCTATAACATCATCATTGTCAAGAACTTCTACCCGTAATGATGGGTAGGCTGTTTTTACATAGTGCAGTAAACGTGTTAAGTCGTGCTTATATTGATAAGCTATAAGGATAGGTTCACCATTTGCTTTTTCAATCAACGTGAGTAACCGGTCTATCTTACACTTATGTACTTCTACCCATTCTTTGCCTTCGTAATAACAAGCACCATTTGAGTATTGTAATAGCTTATTACTTAAACTTGCTTTACTTTCGGCTGTTATCTCACGTGTTAAGATTTCCATTATCTTATCACGTTCAAAATCCTTGTATGATTTTAGTACGTTGTCTGGTAATGTAACTATTTCATCAATGATGGTAAATTCTGGTAGCTGTAGATAGTCCTCTGTTTTCATGCTTAAACAAATATCTCCTATCTTATCATTTATTAGAATGTCAGAGCCTTCTTTAAGCTCATAAACCATCGCATATTCACTACTACCTACACGTTTCTGCCAAAAGTATTTTTCACGATAACGTGTAATGTATGGAGCAAGACGGTCACCGCTGTCCAGAAGAAACATCTCTGCCCATAAGTCCATGTAACCGTTTCCGATAGGTGTACCTGTTAAACCAATACGACGTGTAAAACAGTGAAGACAGCGTTTTAATGCTTTGAATCTCTGTGCTTCATTGCTTTTAAATGAACTTAATTCATCTATAACTAACGTGTCAAACGGCAATTTATTTTGGTACAGATCACATAACCATTTTACGTTTTCTCTGTTGATTACATAGATAGAAGCATCTTTGTTCAGAGCTGTAGTACGTTTTTTCATGTCACCTGTTACAATAGATATATCTAACCACGTTGTATGCATCCACTTTGCAGCTTCCTGTTTCCATACAGTATTAGCTACACGTAATGGTGCAATGATAAGTACTTTTTTTATTTTCCCCATCAGTATTAGGTCAGCCAAAGCTGTTAACGTGATAATAGTTTTACCCAAACCCATATCAAGAAACAATCCACAAAATGAATTATACATTACGTGACTGTACGCTGTATGTTGATACGGATAAGGTAGATAGTCTTTTGCCATGATACGTTTATAGTTTTGTTTATATTAATCTGGGGATGCCGTTGTCATATACGTTAATTCTCAATACTTTGATTGGCTGACCTCCGACTTATTTGTGTGCTCCGTACTTACGCCCTAACGTGGGACTATTGGCATCCCCATTTTAACTTTGTAATGCTTGAAAACAAATGTAGCTATTATATTACATGTAACCAAATTAATAGTGTTTATTTAACATTCAGTATAACAAATGTTATTACTACATCTTATCAATTAAGACCAAAAATACGTCTTACCAATTAAGATAAGACGTATTTTTAATTAACTTAAGATCACGGAGGTGTTGGAATAGAAAAAACTCCTGTTACATTATCACAACTGTACAAAACTCCATTTGTCCACGCTATAAACCAAGCTGCATTTAAAAACGCTGGGTTTTTATTAATTGATTTTAATGCTACGTTAATATCAGCATCTAATCCTACTACACCCGATAAATTTACACCGTTAGAAAGGTTTGCACCCGTTAAGTTAGTGTTAGCAAGATTTGATAATGCTAAACTTACACCTGTAAGATTTGCACCTATCAACGTAGCACCAGATAGAATTGAGCTATTCAAAACAGCACCAGATAGGTCAACACCATCTAAAACAGCACCAGCTAAATTAGCTTCAGCTAAATTAGTTCTTACTAACGTAGTGCCTTTTAATATGCTACCAACTAAGTTTGCACCCACTAAATTCGTATCGGTTAAGTTAGCACCTGACAGATTTACGTTGGAAAGGTTTGCACCTTCCAAATATGCATTGGATAGATCAACGTAAGATAAATCTGCACCTGTTAGATTTGCACCTCCTAAATCGGCTTGTATCAACGTAGCCCCTTTTAAAATACTACCTATAAATTTTGTGCTTGTTAAATTTACACCAGACAGGTCAACACCAGACAGGTCAACACCAGACAGGTCAACACCACTTAACGTTGAACCACCTAATGTAGCACCTTTCAAAATGATATTTTTTAATTTAGCACCTGTCAACGTAGCACCACTTAAAGTAGCGTTTGTCAAGTCAGCACCTGTTAAATTGGTGCTTGTTAAATTGACGTTGTTTAAATCAGCACATGTAAATTTAACACCAACTAACGTAGCACCAGTTAAATTGGCGTTCGTTAATTCAGCACCCGTTAAGTCAGCACCACCCATACTTGCATTTGTAAGATTAGTATTAGACAAAATAGCCCCTTTTAACGTAGCACCTGTAAATATAGCACCAGATAAATCCAAACCATCAAAGTTTACACCGTTTAAGTTTGAATTGGATAAATCCACACCGGCTAAACGTGCACCACCAGATAAAATTGAATCTGATAAGTTAGTACCCGTAAATTTAGTACCATTAAACGTAGTAGCACCATAAAATGGTGTAGATTTGGCTCTCATGCCAATCATATTAGCATCTGTCATATCACATGCATCCATGTTAACACCTTCCAACGTAATACCTTTTAATATAGCACCAACAAAGTTTGAAACGGATGCATCCACACCCATTAAATTCACATTGGTTAAATTTGCACCTGTTAGATTTGCACCTCCTAAATTAGCAGTAACAAACGTAGCACCATACAAGTTAGCACCAGACATGTTAGCCGAAGCTAAATTTGAGTCTATACAATAAACACCTGTAAGATTTGCACCAACCAACGTAGCACCAGACATGTTTGAATTTGAAATGTTTGCATTTGTCAAATCAACACCGGTTAAATTAATGCCTTGCAAACCTTGACCAGATAAGTTAGCATTAATAAGATTGCCATACGTAGCTAAATACAGTTTAAGAGTATCTACATTTCCATCCCACGTACCATCCCAGTTGAATGGTAAGTGTGCAGTGCTTACACCTCCACCTCCACCACTTGATGTGGTTTCAGTAAAATAGTCGTCAAGCATTGCGTTAAACGTTTCTTCTGTATATTGGTTACCATCTACATCGGTAACATCTACCATTGCGTGTTGACCATCAACGTTAGAGAAACGGTTCATTGCGGATTGAATAACGTGTAAGAAGATGTTTGTACCATCAGTAGCTCCGCTAAGAAGAACGTATTTTGGTACATGTACATCGCGACCTTTTATATCTGTTAGGATATAAACACCATCGCTGTTTTTATAAAATCTAATAATTCCCATAAGACTTAAAATTTTAATTACGTTAGTATTAATTGGTTTAAAATAGTGCTATAAATATACAAAATTATCTGTTAGTAACCAAATGATTTACAGAAGATTAACTCTACGTCTGTAGTTTATTTATCTTCTGTATTTGTTGCATGATCTGTTCAACGTACTCCCTATCAAATGTATTATTGAATGCTCGCTTTTCTTCAATCATATCAAAATACTTATGCAGATTTATTACTACATCATTATCTACGTGATCTATTAGTAAATATAGGTGCATGTTTTCTTCAAGCCATTTTGCCCAATGCTCCTGCATAGGACGTAATGATTCACCTAAAGATTTTAATTCCATCCAAACAACGTTACCTTTTGTAGTTAGTATTATACGATCGGGGATACCTACGTATGAAGCTGGGTTAAGTTTTATAAACTTGAAACCTCTTAAACTACAGAATCTTTTTATGAATGCACCGATAGCACGTTCACTTGTTATTGTATTCATATTATTGGTTGTATTTAATTTTATAACATCTTTGACGTCCATAACGGTGTGTATATAAACGTTCAGTTTCATTTGTATCTATTAATTTGCTTTTTCTCATTGCAGATAAAACTTCCAGTTGTTGAAGTTTTCCATAAGATTCTCTTGTACGTCCAAGTAACTCAATCCATACTTGAACACCTGTTATATAGTCAATATGTTTAACTCCTTTGGAACGTAGATCAGGATAAGACCACCATTGAACAACTTCTATAATGGATAGTTCCTCATAATTTTCCGGAACTAACGTCGTAAGTTTATCATCAATTTCACCAGATAATACACTTTGTTCTTCATAGTCTTCACGTGTACCATCAATTATATGTGTAGCTTCTACCGATAAAATGTTATTTTCACCACATAGTACACATTTCATTGCTTCTGCCCACATCTGATCTACTTCATACTTATCCATATCTTTAAAAACGTATTTGCTACTTTTCCATAATCCACGTTCTAACATCCCATTTCTAACATGTACAGGGTCAAATCTACGATTTCCTGTTTCTGATTTTAAAGGTGTGTCTTCATTGGTTGTTGCAACAAATATACATTGTCTGGGAAAATCTTCTACTACGTGTCCAAATGCAGGTCTAAATACATCCGCTGATTTTGTAATATAATTTTTCACTTCCCCAACTTCTACACGTGATAATTTGTCAAACTCTGCTATTTCTATTATCCATTTGCCTTGTAATTGTTCAAAATCCCTGTTCCCTTGTTGAGAAATTCTAAATGAGTCAGAATACCATTCACCACCTAAACGTTTAAAAAACTCTGATTTACATGTTCCTTCAAGTCCAACTAATAGTAATACTGTATCATGTTTTGCACCAGCATTAAAAGCTCTCATAATTGCGCCTATTAACGTCTTTCTAAATACTTCCCTTACATACAGATTATCATCTGCTCCAAAATAGTCCATCATTGCTGTATCAATACGTTTTACTCCATCCCATACAAGACTGGATAGATACTCACGTATAGGATGTACTCTATTCTCGTATGCGATTGTCTGCATATGTTCATCAATCATTGATCTGTTCTGTAGTCCATACTTTAAACCAAAATATGTTCTTAAACGTGGGTAGTCCTCATTGCGTATTACATCACCATCTTCTCTACTACAGTCTTTCCAACATACGTTCTTTACTAAGTATATGTTATTTACAAAATCATTATACTTGAAAACATCGACGAGGTTCTTATCATTCTCAAAAATAATACGTACATTCCTATCTGTTTGAGCTAATTTTCCTGATTTTTCTATTTCAAGTTGACCGTACCAGTCTTGTGCTACGCTATCAACTTCTATATTTACATCTCCTGATATATCTTCAAAACTATCTAATACAACTGCTTTACGTATTTCCGGTAGATTAGATGCAAATTCTACAGCTTTCTTTATATCATCATCAAATAGATGACAAGCTACAAGTTCCAGAGCGTTAAGTAAACGTCCCTGTGCTGGGTCAGTAGCATGATACGAGTATAACCAAATGTTATCATACGTAACAGCTCCCATAGCAGATGACCCATGCAGGAACGTATACCTATCACCAAATTCATGTTTATATACTTCTGGTAGGAATGTTTCAATAGTAACATCCATACCATACGTTTTATTGAAAGCTCCAATGATTCCACCAACCTCTGTCGGATTTTGACGTTTCTTACCGTTGCTTTCAAAATTAGTACGTTCATCTTTATGATAGAACCATGTTGTCATATCTCTCCAATCAGAGAACGTAGATAAGACATTATCAACATTAAGAAATTCTCCTCTGTTCCATTCAAACACCCACTCCCCATCTTGAGAACGTGATGGAAAGTACATTAAACGGTTTCTTTGAAAAGTTGTCTTATCAAAGTAATCCATATTTATGTATGCAGCAAAAGCACGTGCCACACATTCATATTCGTCTGGTGTGCAGTCACGATTTAGTGGTACAACCAATCTGAAACGTGGATTTTTACTTTCGTGTGAGTGTGTTGAATGTAGCACCATCTCACATACCATCTTAGATTTAATTTCTTCCCACACGTCTAATGGTGCGTAGTCTAAATCCAATAGTAAAGCATTCCTACTTTCGACATCCTGTTTAGCTCGACTATTCTTTTTCAGTGAGCCAAAGACGTAACCACCACAATCTTTGTAGATAGTTTTTTCATCTTTGTCCAATGACTTATAAACGCTGTACGTCTCACTTGTAACTACAGGGATTTGTAGTTTATCCTCGACAAACCTATCCCATTCTACATCAAATGGTCTCCACTTACTACTTCTGCATGTATCTGCTATGTGTACACGCATACTTATTGAAGTTTAAAATTCTTATCAATATGTGGATAAATACCACATTCTATAGTTAACTCTAATTCTCGCATACAACCAGAACTGTCAAACCATCCATCGATGAATATGATTTCGTCAGAACTATTACGTAACCACCATAAATCAACTCTCATAATTTCCTCATATGTAGGTTCTACAGGATACATATCTTTTGCGAGAGCATCATATAATTCAAATGGATTTATAACACCATAACCACGTGACTCTAAGTACTTCTGCCAAAGGTTGGCTAAACGTCTCTGTGCTACCATATCTTTTCCAGTAATGGGTAGCGATAAGTATATCTTTTTCATACGTATATTGGATTTCCTTGTGAATCATTTCCTACAGAACCTTTGAGCATACCAGTTATGATTTTTGCTTGTAATTCTAACGTTTTACTTAAGTCTGTTTTAAATTTATTAGTATCATCACAGCTTATGATATGACGTACCATATCATCGGCACTTTTTTTCCAACATAATTCCGTAGTCATTTGTACATTGAACGGAATTACATCATAGTCCTTTGTTATCACATCTACTGATATATATATAAGAGGTTTAAAAATATCTGAACCGCCCACTGATACTACACCATTATCAACGTAACTACAGTTAAGTTTTGCCATACAGAATTTATGGCAGTCGTTCACCTCTATTACTTCAATTCTATCAATTAAAGTGCCTATTTCTTTTGTAATAGGACATTTAAATAGAACATTATAAGCTGAAAAATCTTTCTTCCACGTCATAGTATTATTCTCCCTTCATATAAAATGGTAAAACTGTAGTATCTCCTTTTAATGGTAGTCCGTTTGCCCATGAAATGGGTTGTGACATTAAAGCATCCAACATACGTTTAAGTTCCGGAGCTTTTTCTTTCTTATCCTGTAGAACTATTTCATCATGCACGTGTAGTACAGGAACTATCCCTGTTACTTTATTCAACGTAACCATCTTCTCAACAAGTAGATCACGTGCAATAGCCTGTACTATATTTTCAATAAGAATACCAAACCATATATCCTGTTCATTGGCAAGTTTTCTGTAAGAGAATGTCAACGTATTTCTTTTGCTGACAATTAGTTTTGGTGAATAGTAGAAGAGACGTCTACCCGACAATAGTGTACACGTTAACCATTGTCGTCCATTGTATTCAATTCCTTGATAAGTTACACCAAAACGTGTTGTATAAGCGTTACCAAAATCTCTTACCGAACAGATAGCGCACTCTTCTACGTCTTTCCACATAGCGACAATAGCTGGATTTGCTTTTCTCCACGCTTTTGCTGTGTCTTCGATTTCTTTTTTAGTCATAAACTTGTCAGCACCAAAACGACTAAAAGCACCTACCCATCCACCAAAACCAAGAGCAAGTTCTGCATACTTACCTTTGATACGTTCCATTGAACCTTTCTTGATGTCTTCAATTTTCAACTTGAACATCATTGCAGCCGATGCTTCATAAATCTTACCATGTGTATTGAACACGTCCAGACGCCATTGTTCTCCAGCAAGCCACGCTGTTATACGTGCTTCAATAGCAGAAAAGTCAGAAGACAACAAAACTTCACCCTCTGGTGGTTCTATTATTGTACGTCCTAATTCTGTTATATTCTCTTTAACGTTACCAAAATACTCTACAATACTTTCATAGTCGCATTGTTTAACTAATTCACGTAACATTGAAAGGCATTCAAAATCCATTTCATTACGTTTAAGATTTTGTGGTTGTGCTCCACGTCCACTCCAACGTCCTGTACGGTTAGCACCATAATACTGTAAAGTAAAGTATATTTTTCCGTTAACTTCGGTATCAAGAAATTTCTGAAACTTTGTAGCAGATGAAAGAGAAAGATTTTTCTTTACATTTATAATAAGTGTTGCAAGTTCATCACGTTCTGTCTGTTTTAAATATCCCTCATAGTCTGTAGCTTTCATAGTATTACAGCTATAACCACGTTTTGTTAAGAATGCCATCACCTGTTTACCAGAATTGATATTGGATATTCCGGAATGACGTACACTTTCAATAAGTTCTACATCTTCACGTTCACAAAGTTTATCTGCATTAAACGCAATCAATGGGTTTATTCGTACACCATTATAGTTTATTTGAAAATCAAGAACCCACATATCACGTTCAATTCCGGATTCAAAGATTTCAGGTATTTCTGGTAAGCAAAGAAGATTTTCTTTTTCGGCAAGTACATCTTGTTTATTATACAGTACAAATGTAGACCAATCCTGTGGATGTGTGAACGGTGTATTATACGTTCCTTGTTTGTTTTTCTTAGAGAACAGGTCTAAAAGTATTTTGCCCGACGTTAGTTTTCTATATTGATGTTCTAACGTGTTTGCAGAATCTTCAAGTCCCAACGGTAAACCACAAAATGCTACGGCTGCCATACTACAGTACCATTGTTCTGGATATAGTTTTGTGCATAGTACGTTTTCCAATACACATATTTCAAATACTGCGTTGTGTGCATGTTTTCTGTAAGCTGGATTAACCAACATAGCTATAAATGCGGTGGGTAGTTGTTGACCAGATACAATATCATAAGTAAACACTTCATCACACGTTCCTGTAGAGAAACTAAGAAGAAGTAATCTCAATGATGGATGTACAGCGTACTTATATGCACCAACTACTGTCAAGTCCAAATCACAAGAAGTTTCAACGTCTATTATAATGTCATTATCTCTTAGTATCATATTAAACGTTTATTAGTTGTGCCCCCAGATGGATTTGAACCACCGACCTTAACGTGCTGTACTCAACGTTATGCACCACCGCTGTGCTATGAGGGCGATTTGGATAGACCTGTCACGTCTATCCTTTTAATTTACTTTTGTGTAAACGGATTAGGTGCAACAAATTGTGCTGCCCCCTGTGCTGGGTCAATCTGTGCAAAGTCATCAACAGATGCACCGTTGGCAAGATGTTCACCATCGCTTACAAATTGAACACCTAACAAAGAACATCCAACACCGTTATTTCCGGCTTTACTGAACGGAAAGAAGTTTACAAGTACGTTTGCATAACAACCAGAATAAAATCCAGCGGCATCTGTGATAGGATTACGTGAACGATCAACCACCATCGGTTTATTGGTGTTGCTCGCACTCACAAACATCATACCAGCATATTCAGGATTTTTTTCATGATCTTTTTCAGCTCCATTACGTAATGGATTTTTCATAATTGCGGGTACTTTTGCACCCCACATTTTCTTATCCAAACCCTGTTGGAATGCTTCTCCCATTGCAGCACTTATTTGGTTAAGATTATTTACGTCGTTTACTGGTATCAATGCAGAACATGAATACTTCAAATCTGTGTTACCAGCGATTGCAGTTGGTTCAAACACGTGTGCATAACTTACTCTTACATTTGTAATTAAAATTTTCGTTGACATGATTTTACGTTTTTAAATTTTTCTTTTTTACTCTTATTCGTCTTCACTATCTATCTCTTCATCTACATACGTCAAAAATTCGTCTGCATTTGAAATGGCATCTCTTTTATCTGATTCTACAACCAGAGAAGGAACACCAGAGGTACGTTTTACAAAACTATCAAAACATTCTGAAAACGTTTTTTTACCAACTAACTTTTCTAAATTGGTTAGTGCAATTAATTTTTTCTCATACACGTCATCTTCTGCAAAACCGGAACTGATTAACATGGATGCAACTTCTTCTTTGTCCGTGATGAAACGTTTACTACCACCGAGAACTACTTTAAAACCTTTTGGTGCGTTTCCCTGTAGTGCACGTCCTAATGCGTGTTTCTTTACGGAATTGATAAATGATATTATGTTGTCACCATGTTCAAGAACGTTCTTTGTAACTACGTCGCTATCAACATTATCTGGGTCTGCAACAATTTTGTCAAGAATGCTAAACTCACTTATCATTACGTTACAGTTGACTTTATGTCTACAGAATTTACACCAGTCGCCCATTAATAACGTACCTTCTCCGGCATAAGCCATTTTAGCTTTCGGTACAACAATACTATTTGCCCAAATTAGAAGCTCTGATATACTAATTTCCCACGTAGATACATTATCCAATCTCGGTTGATGTATAATTAAAGTAAATCTGTCAACTTCAACGTTATTCTGTTTAAGTATAGAATAAAACCCTAACGCATACAGTTTTAGTTGGTCATTGTCTTCCGCTGTAACTTTTACACCTTTCCCAAATTTAAGGTCAGCGATAACACCATGTCTATTGGAATAGATTGCTACGTCAGCCGTACCAAATCCATCGGGCACAAATTCACTAAAATTTACCATGTATTCTGTTAGACATACTGCATGCGTATCAACATTCTTTGCATAAGAGAATAGATTAAGTACGTATGCAACATAATCTTGCACAGCATCTTCAAATTCTCCATTATACCACTTACATGCTTTTATACGTGCAATACCTGCATTGATTATTTCTGGTCGTTCTATGTTAGTAGCACGTTGCAAAAGTAATTCCGCATATTCATGTGCAGTTGTGCCTTCTTCCGCATATTCAGATTTAGATTCTGGATAAGCATCCTCAAGACGTGCAGAGGGAGTGCAGTTCATCCAGCGGTGGGATGAACTTGCTCCCAATAGGGCATGTGCCCTTGTACTGTGCTCTACCATACGTGGGTTACACTATGGTCTTTAAAAACTCGTAGTATTGTGCAGCGTGTGTTGCGTTCTTGTACGTTTCCCAAGCATTGCAGATTGCAACTACATCGGCATATCCTAACTCATTACATTTTTGAGTTACGATGTCACGTTTACCTTTTGAAACAACGGCAACACCCGTAGCCATACGTATAGCATTTGGTGTGATCGGTGCACCATCATACGTGAAACTGTTTTGGTCGGGACTTAATACAATTCTGTTCCCTGAAGGGATGGTTGGGGCTACAGGGGCAGCACCACCAAACGGATTGACAGGCTGTGTAGGAGCTACAGGGGCAGCACCACCAAACGGATTGACAGGCTGTGTAGGAGCTACAGGGGCAGCACCACCAAACGGATTGACAGGCTGTGTAGGAGCTACAGGGGCAGCACCACCAAACGGATTGACAGGCTGTGTAGGAGCTACAGGGGCAGCACCACCAAACGGATTGACAGGCTGTGTAGGAGCTACAGGGGCAGCACCACCAAACGGATTGACAGGCTGTGTAGGAGCTACAGGGGCAGCACCACCAAACGGATTGACAGGCTGTGTAGGAGCTACAGGGGCAGCACCACCAAACGGATTGACAGGCTGTGTAGGAGTTTTTACGTTTTTACCCTTACCATCTGCTTTTGGGAACATAATAACCGTTTGTGTGCCCGGTGCATTCTCTTCTTCTACGTTTGCTGTACTGATACCAATGAGCACGAGTAATGCGTGCTTCTGTTCTAACGTCAAAGTAGACGTTTCTAATTCAATCGAAAATTTGCTCATAATTTTGTTGTGTATTAAAAATTGTTGTTTGTTTAACTGTATTTACGTCATCTACAAATTCTGTGATCTGTTTCTCAAATTTAGCTTCATACTCTATACATATATTATACATGTATGATGTGAACTGTAATAGCTTATAACCAAAACCGTAAATTTCGGCTAACTCTATAATGTCCATAATGATGTTCTTATGAACGTATACATCTATATCTTCTTCAAACATTTTATTGCTCTTTTAAGTCCTAACATATATGTATCAAGTGTGCTTACTATAGGGTTAAGTGATTCAACGTGTAATAGTGTAAATGTTTCAGGGTCTATATAGCGATACTTGTCACGTACTAATAATGTAATAATTCCATCGCTTTTACTTGAATAGATTTTACCGTTATGTCTATCTACCACGTACTCTGTTGGCGTGATACCGACTACAGATGTAAAATAATCATCCGAATTACCTAACGTCGGTTTGATTCCGAGACTGTATAAAATACCATCTCTAACAGTCCAACGTTTAGTTGATTTTTTCGGGAATGTAAATAATGTTATTAGCCACACAAGGATAACGTGAACAATACTTGATAGTTTTTTTGTTTTCATGTGCTATGTATTAAATAAATGCGTTATGTTTATGTCATTTTAAACGACTGAACAAAAATAATACTTTATATCGGAAGCTACAAATATATTCATATTATTTAACTTTCGATACAAAGTATGTTATTTCTACGTATGTAATTACTTACACTTTATTCCAAGCAACCAGCTCCAGAATCTGTGTTTATCTGTCCAATTATTTATGCAATTACTTTTATTAATTACGTACACATAAGACTGTATAACTCTTTCCTTACTTGCTATGATTGTGTCATTATTTACGTTTCTTTTTCTTTCCGCCATTAACGCAATATCACAGTAGTCAGCTCTTTGTAGTATGAGTTTATTATCTTCTGTAAGACTATCTATATAATCACTTTGTTCTACTATAACACTATCGGCTACACGTAATGTGTGATGCTTTACATAAAATGATCTTAGTGTATCAAGTTCTACACCCTGCTTTTCTAACGTTTTTCTCAAAGTTAATTCTATGCTTTTTGCGTTTTTTGCCTTATACAGATTTTGATCGGCAACGTTTTTCAAACTATCATTGCTTATTTTTAAACCGTGTTGCAAAGTACTATCAACACGTATAACCATAGTGTTTGCTAAGATAGGTTTTGTATGTGGTTCAAAATAGTCAATTATTTTTATTGATACAAAACTAATAAAGAGCACCCCTATAATGACCAAAATAATTTTTAATGTTGTGTTCATAACGTTTAGTTAAAGTATTGAATAACTCCTTTTATTGCAAAAATAGCTTCTGTTTTACGTCTATATTTTAAACCTAAAAGTGGTTTTCCTTGACCTGTGATGTAATGGTTACACCACCAGTCAAATAGTGATGGCGACTGTTGGTTAACTAAACTGATAAGATCATGACTACCACCTGTATTCATTGTATGTACAATCAATGCGGAAAGCATATTGTCTATTACCTCTACAGTTAAATGTCTACGTACAAATAGTTCTGCTATTTTATTATCAGCTATTAATAACGTATCAGCTTGTTGTTCGGTTGTAACTTTATTAAGGGAATAAGCGAGAGTTTTGTTTGCTATACCTTTTATAAAGTTACCGTGTACGTCTGTCATTGCGTGTCCCCATCCTTCTGTCCAGATACCACAAGCATCCATCTTCGGTTGAAGACCTATCATCTTTAAGTCACCATCGTTTAAAGATTCGTAATGTTTTTCGATTAAAATACCGTTAGCATTTATCATATTACTGTTGTACCGTGCCCCCTGTCACGTTGCTATCTTTTGCACATAACGCTGCAACTCCTGCTGCAAATGCTATACTTGCCTGTGTCCAATCGTGTGTTGTAACAAACACGTAAATACTTGCTCCAATAAGAGCCAAACCTGCTAATCCTGTTTTCCAGCTTTTCATTTTGTTGTTGTTTTAATTGGTTTATATTAAATTACTTTATTAGGACAATCTACACGTTTACAAGAAGCTACTTTTTCTTTTCTCAATTGAATAACTTCTTTACGTAATTTAACTTGACTTTTTACTTTATTCTCCAATACAGTGATTTTTTTTCGTAATTTATCTAATTCTGTAAGTACGGATTCATACTGTTCTTTATAGTACGTCTGTAACTTTGTGTCTAAATCTATCTCATTATTTTTTAATTCTTGGTTGTTTTTACGTAGTTGAATTTTATTAGATTTCCAAGAAAATACATTTTGCAGTAATGTTGTGGCTGCCGAACTTGCGATTATTGCAATGACTAAATCTGTAATGCTGTGACTTTGTTGTGTAATAATTGTACGTGTTGTTGTGTCCGTTGCTGCTGTAAGCAGGGTTGTAAATAACTCCATGATGGTAAATTTTTAGTTTATGATTGAAAAGTCGTCTATCTCTGTTGCTACGTATTCTATCTCTACTGAAACTGTTACAAAAGGATAACCTTTTACAATCTGTTTTACTTCCGGTACATTATCTCCTGAACGTACTATTCTTTTACCATTTAGATATATTGTATCACAACATAATATGTTATTAATATACTCTGCTACGTATTCTGGGACTCCCTTGTTTCCACCTATAGTCAGAACTGCTGTTTTACCAGTATGTGCAGTTAACGTATGTGCTGTATATCTTTGATCTCTAAACGTTTCATTATATACAACCTGTTTTGTTGCACCTGTATCTACACCACCTTCAACTACATAATTTAAACCAAGATTATTTGGTTCTAAAGTGTTAAACGTATCAAATGAAAAATCTAATACATCTCCACTATAGTTCCAAAAATTAAGTACAAGATATTTATCAAATGATGACTGTAGTATTTTACGTAATGGAGCAATCATTCTTGAATCATTATCCGAATGACTTTCTATAGACACGTTATAATGTGTACCATTGTGATCGGAGATGATTTGCGGTATTATTGCATACACATATGTCCAAGCACCTACTACTTTTATAGTGGTTAAATCAACGTCTCTATACATATTTACACCATTTGTAGATGATATACGTAAAAATAGGTTATTAAGATAGAACGATGTTTTGATTTTTAAGAATATGTACATACTTTTATTACCAAACCAATACGGTGTATTCAATATGTCTTGCTTAAAAAATACATCCTGATATACTGCTTCCTCGGAATAGTACGGAACTTCAAACCCATTAAAGTTTATACACGTAAATGGTACATCTGAAATAAATTGGCTGTTTGCTTCGTTTGGTATCATAATATCTTTTATTTATACGTTTTCTGAAAATGTTATATTTACTTCACCAATTTGATTTTTAAATGTCTCCCTTGCAGTATGCCCATTAACAATAATTAATCTTCCATAAGTTATGTAGTTCATCGAAACTGATACCATAAAATCCGGGATAGGTACAATAGGTAATGCAGGGTCTACACATGTTGGGTCGGTATACCTTCCTATTACATCTAAATTTGCAGTATTATTATAGTCATCATATAACATAGAAAGTACAACCGTTGGACACATTTTATAGATGTTTCCTAAATAATTTATTTTACGTGACATCGTATTCATATAATCTGGCGTCAAAGAACGTAAATCTATGACATTAGATGTTACTTTTGTATTATCTTCTGACATCTCTCCATTAGAAGAAAGCGTAAAATTTGCGTACGTTTCTATTGATGGATTAGCTAAATTATGCTTTTGTTGTATTTTTGCAACTATGTATGATTTACCTGAAAATGTTGCAAATACACTTATGTTTTTTATTGTACTTGATGTATTTGAGGTTAAGTTTATGCTGCACTGTATTTTGTTGTTGAAATACGTAATATCAGTTGCTACTATACCAATTACATCTGTTGTGATATTTACCATACTCATATCACTTATACCCATTACGTTAAATTCAATCAAAAAATTATGTGCATATGATGGTCTTAAAAACGTTTGTGTACTAACCATTATAGCTTTTGGATAGCTAATTGCAGTACCGCCTTTTTTTATGAGTAGATATTCTACATTTGCAGATATTAAAGGATTTTCTGATGCACTAAAAACAAAGCCATAATACGTTACATCTTCATATATAATTTGCATATAACCATTAATTAATGCCTGTGTTATGATACTTTTATTGTCTGATGTAGCTATATCATATTGTACGGGATGCATTACTGGATTTACGTTATTCTCATATATTGTTATGTTTGTCTTTAAATTTAAAGGGTCAATTATAGTACCACCATCATCTGGATTTATGCCATCTACTACGTTAGTTGTTGCCGTAGTAGAAGCAAGTACAAAAATATCGGAGGACATTCCTAAGATTGGTAACCATAAACGTAATAAAGTTGCTGGATTTATGTTTATGTTTTTTAGTCCCTCATTTGTTTCGTTCCTTGCCTGATATACTCCATCAATTAATTCTACGTCAAATACAAACACGTCTTTTATTCGAGTGTTTTTATCTGTTTCCTTTACAGGAATGGATAATTCAAATCCTACGCTATCTGCACGTATCGCAGTTGTTATAGCGAGTTTATTTGTTGAATTTGATTTTGATACGTATGTTGAGCTACAATTAAATTCAAGTTTACCGTTTGTTCCATCTGGTACTTTTGCTGTATATCCTACATTTATTTCAGAATACAATAAATCGTTGTACGCTAAAGATTTTAAATCAGCACATTCATTTCCATTAAATGCAATGGTCTCACGTTTGTCAATGTCAAATGCTCCATCTATACCGTATATAGAAACTATTTTCATATCATTTCCATCTATATCTAACGTACAACAAAGTGTTGTTATTAAACTTAAAAGAGTTGCATAAGAGATGGTAAGAACTGGTTCTACGTAACCATTGGGCACATCGTGTGGAACTAAAATTAACTTTTGAATGATTGGTGCATTGCAGATACATGTAAAATTAAAATCGGCTCCCATACGTTGTAATAGGGCTTTCATTACACTTTCAACGGTAGTACAGATATATGATTTATCTACACTATTTGCAACTTTATAGGTCAATTCTACGTTACCAGAACCATATATGCAAATTATTTGAGATGTCCACATTAAATCGGGTGGTATAGCTAATCCATCTATAGATTCAATTGTAACACCTAAATAAAGCACCTCATCTTCTACAAGTTCTCCAGACCAACTGATAAGTGATTTATTACGTTCTATAGATGACCATATAATGTTAAGAGTGGCAAATCCAGACGTGTCAACTCCATTTATATTAATACTACTTAAACTATCTACAAGTTGACAATCATCAACAAATCTTGCTAACTCTGTACTTAACCCACTATTGGATGTAGGACTTTTATATAACGTGAATCTTACTCTATATGGATGAGCTACTAAATTTGCTCTATATGTATCATAAGATGGTACATTATTACCGTTACCTAATTTTCCAAAACACGTTTGCATTGTGACTAATTCACAGTCAGATATGTAAGATATATTGTATAAGCCTGTTTTATCAATTTGAGCTATTATTTTCCCCTGTGAATTGATAGTGCTATCATCGATAATACTAATATAGTCCTTTATAGGTGTATCCGAGTCAAGTAACGTAAATTGTTGTATTTCTGTCCATGCTGCTTCCCCTAATGTTGTACCATTGTTATTACCAAATACACCACCAATTTGTATCAGGTCGGTAGATGCCCGATGCATACGTAGGGTATTTGTAAGTTTTATACGTTTATATTTAAAAGGAGCTGGTTCTGTTATGTCCCTCATAGGAATATCATACTCTGTGTTTCCATTCGTTTTGATCAAAGAACGTAAATCTATAACCCTACAGGATATGTCTAGTTTTTTTACTCTCGTTTTTATATGTTCCAAAATCCAGAATATAAGTACGTTCATAATTTTTTCCTACCAATCTTATGGTAGCTATTCCATTTTGATAATAGTTATTATAGCATAAATTAATATAGTGCTGTGCAAGACCTGTAAATACAAGAGGAAACGTTGTTTCTCTGTACATAGAAGAAAGATTATCACGTTTTATGGTAACCTGCCATTTCTGCCAGTTATCAACCATAAGAGTTACGTCTAAATCTGTTACATCTGGTGTGGTCAAATATAAACTTGCTTTTGGTTCTCTTGGTGTTACCATTGTTCAAAGTATTTATTATTACGTTCTAATTCAATTCTATATAATTCATTTGCATTTAGACGTGCAATCCCACCATCTATATTTCTCAGTATTCTACGTTGTTCAAAATAGTCTGTGTCTACTGCTACATTTATTATCTTACCATTATGGTCAACTGTACTATCTTTCAGTTCTAAGTAATCTAAGAATGATTGTTCGTTTTTGAAAATCTGTGTGTGAGCTGGTGCATCCATGTACGTAGGTGTATTTGCTGTAATAAACATTTTATTATCTGGTGTAACACCAAACTCATGTACACCTGCATCACCAACTAACATTGCACCACCTACGTGATCTTTTGTCCCTTTTGCGTATGCTGGAATAGTTTGTGAAGCTATTAACGCAATTTGAGCTGCTCCCATTGCACCAACAACAGAAGCTAATATGATACCTAACGGTGTTGGTAAAACTGTCAACGCATTTGCAACACCAGAAGCTGTACTCATAACTGCTTGAACGTATGAATTAGCTTTCGTCCATTTTGCTTCTTGTACCTGTATTTTACGTTTCTCCGCATCAAGTTCCTTATCTTTTGCAGTTTTTGCATCATCAAGGGCTTTTTGCTGTCTTGCATTTTTGTTTTTCTGTGCATTATAGTTTGCTTCTGACAATAAACCAGCGTTATGATTTGCTTCTAAATTAGCTGCACTTGCTTCAAGTAGTTTTTTCTGTGTATCGTAACGGTCTTGTTCTGCTGCTTTTACGTCTGCTATATTCTGTAATTCCTGTTGATAAAAACCAGTTATTACGTTAGTAAGATCAGAGTATAGTTTTTCTACAATGCCAACCTCTTTACTGGATAAAACACCTTGTATGCCCTTACCTAATTTATTTGCTTCGTTTGTACTTGCTTTTTCATCTACAGAACCATTAGCCTTATATTTTACTTCATCTTTTGGGGGTGAAAATAAGTCTTTTATGCCACCCAATATGGTACGTTTACCATTTCTTTTTACACCGTTTGTTGCATCATTATTATTGATGTTACCTGTAATAATGTTTTCTTTTGCAGTACCCTCATCAAGGTTCTTTTGTGCATCCTGTTTAAACTTATCAAATACATCTTTTAATGTAGCTTGTACCATTTCTGGTAAGTCTAACGTTTTGATTTTTTCTTCCCAATACAGTTGTACAGCATCCAATGATATTTTATCAAAACGTACATCAACTACTGCTTGAGCATTTTTAAGTCCCCCTTTTGAAATATCCTGATTATCATATAATGCTGTAAGTTTGAGTTGTTCTTTTGCTCTTTCTGCTTCTACATCTTTTAAACGTTGTTCGAGTCCCTTTTTAAATATCTCAACTGCATTTTTAGTACGTTCCTCATTGTCTTTTTCTTCGCCATCTGCCAACTTAATAGTTTGTTTTGATGCATCATCCTCTATTTTTCCAACCTGTCTCTCGTAGTCTGCTTTTAATGCAAGACGTTGTTGGTATGTAAGTTTTTCCCAATCAAGTTGTGGGTCACCTGTTATTGGGTCTATTACGTTTTTATTTGTTACTTTTCCGGTAACCCCAACGTCTGCTTTAATAGTTTTATCCTTAAGTTCCTCTAATTTGCGATGGTATTCTAACTCTGCAATTACTTTTAATTCACTTGCATATAATGATGCTGCATCGTAACGTGCTTCCCACGTATGCATCTCATCATCAGCTAATGTTTTTGCACTTTCGGCAAGTTCTTTATGTTGATTTATTAATTCAGTAAACTGTGCAACGTCTTCTGCATTCTCTATATCTTTTAATTGCTTTCTACGACGTTCTGCTTCTTGTTCTTCCTTTTTTGTGTCTACATGATATTTTTCATTAGGGTCAGCCATTGGGTTTAATGTTCTTGAATTTTCATCGATTGCCCCTTGAACTGCATCTACTGAACGTTGTCCTGTAAGATACTTTCCGTATGCAGTTTTATCTTGATTACGTGATGCAATAACTATATTTTTAAATGTAGTATCACTTCTATTTCCTAACGTATTTATTGTATAATCATAGCCATCTTGTAACTGTTTATATGTTATATCAATTGCTTTTAATATACCAGTTAAACTACTTCTTGACTCTCTCAAACGTACTGCTAAATCATCTGTATTTTTTCCTGCGTCTGTATCTTTATCAATACGTTTTGACATTGCATCTATCTGACTTATTAGCTGTTTTGCAGTAGCATTTTCCGTTGATAAACGTTCATGTGCTTCTGTAATTTGATCAACACCAGTACCAACATGTCCACGTTCTCCCCAACTTAACTCTGATACACCTTTCTTAAGAGTATTATCAATTCTATTACGTGTTTTTTCGAGGTTATCTGCTGATCTTTGCCATATTGCAATTTCTTTTTTTGATAACGCATCACGTGTATCAAGTATAACTTGAAATTCTTTATTTGCTGCATCTTCATCTCCCAATAAACTTCTATACGTGTTTCCTAACGCATTTAATACGTTAGATGCATTCTTTGCTTTTGCTGTAATCTGATCTTGATTTACTAAATCAGTAGCATAGTTTGAACTTCCTTCTTCATTTTGTAATTTTTTATAACGTTCCATAGTAAGAGCATTTAATCCATCTCTTATGGTACGTATAGTATCACGTATAAATGGGGTGTTTTCTCTGAAACTCAACCACCAACCATCCCACGATGCTTTAAGTAATTTCATGTCACCTTCTAATGTATCAAGACGTGTTCCTCTCATTACATCAAGTGCACCAGTTAATTGTGATATACTATCACGTAATACAATTATCTGTTCAGCGTTCTGAATTAATACAGCCAGAGCATTAACAGCACGTTTATCTGTTAACTGGAACATATCTGCTAAATCAACACCTTTATTACGTAAAGCAATAAATGCTTTTGATATACTTTCAGCATCCATTGTTGTACCCTTCATTTCCTTACCTAATTTCTTACTGTCATCAGCAAGATATAAAAAGATATTACGTAAAGCTGTTGCAGAACGTGAAGCATCCAAACCAGAATTACTTAAAACACCTAATAATGAAAGTGTGTCTTTTAATGGAACGTGAGCCATAGATGCAGAAGCACCTACTATACCAATAGCTTGATGTAAGAAGTTAAAGTCCATTGCTGTTCTATTTGCAGCGATGGTAAGCATTGAGAGTACACGATCTGTTTCACTTGATGATAAATTAAATGCACGTAATGTAACACCAGCAACTTCTGCTGCTGCCGATAGAGACGTATTCATTGCAGTGGCAAAACCAAGTAATGATTTTGTCATGTTTAAAATGGTTTGTTGTGAGAAACCTAAATACGCTAACTGTGTTTGTGCTTCTGTTACTGCTGTAGCTCCCCACTCTGTAGTACGTCCTAATAATAGAGATTGTTCTTGAAGTGCACGTGTTTCACGTGTTGTAACACCTAAGATGGATGCAAGATTGGCATTTGCTTGTTCGTAGTTTTTAATTACGTCTATACCATATTTTACACTATTAGTGAATACTTTAAATGCTTCAACTCCAGCCATAACACCTACACCAACCATACCAAAACCAGTTGTGAAACGTGATAGACCGGGAATTAATGCTGCTAATCCTCTGCCATAGTCACCTACATGACGTGTATGATTACCAATTAAATCATCTGATGCTTTAAGTTCCTTATCTAATTTTTGTATTATTGGTACAAGTTCTGCCCTGATTGCAGAACTAACGTTCATATATTTTTCTTTTAGCTGTGCAAGAGTAGCTGCTTTTGCACGTAATGTTTGCTCCTCTTTCCCGTTAACCATGATAGTCCCATTCTGAACCTCGATTTGACGTTTAATTTCCTGAGCAAGTTGACGTGTTGCATTCATGTTTCCAATCTTTGCACGTGTAGCTGTTTCAACCTGTCTCGATTCTGCTGCTTCTGTTGTAACAGCATTTTTTATTTCAGCACTAAGATTACGTTGAGATTCTTTTAAACGTTCTAAGGTAAGAAGTTCTTCTTTATTTGTTGCAGCCAGTTTATTACGTACTGCCTGTATTTGTTCTTGAATGGTGTTATATTTTTTAATTTCGTTGCCACCTTGCTCAATTATCTGATTATATTTTGAAAATGCTTCAATCATATTCTTCACGTCCTTACTACCAGCACCCATAGATGTGTATGTAGCACGAACTTGTTCCATGATAGGGGCAAACGCACGTTGGGTATCCTCTAATGTAGATATAAGAAGTTTTAGCTCATCTACAACTCCTTCACCTACTAACGATGAAATTTTCTGTTCGTCCATTGTATTTATTTTTTAGAGTCCAACGTTTCTTGATATGTTCGCATACGGTTGACATATTCTGCGACTACAGCACAGTTAGTTTCAAACGTGATACCAAACTTTAAAAATTGAGAAATACTTGCGAGTAACTTTATAAATGGCTTTTTTGTTAGAGGTTCTTGAGCTTTTGTATCTACGTTGCTTTTAGTGATAGCTTCTTCCTCATTTATGTCAAACTGTGTCAGCGAAATTGCAGATTTTATTTGATCTATAATTACTTCAAGTTCTTTCGATGTAGATGGATAGGATGTGTTCTTAGGTATAACACGTATTTGGATTAGATAATCAAAAGTATTGCTGTCGTACATAACACTTAAAATACGTTCTGATAAATTCAAACTTAAGAGTTTTAAATTTAAACGCATTAATTTATACTGACTACTCATATTTGCGATGTGGGTATAGTCCCCAGTCATGTCAGCAAATTCAGCCATTATAAGTGTACGTGCATTAACTTTTTCTGTATCCGTAGCTTCTTCCGAGATGGTAAGTGGTCGATAGTCACCTAACACTATATCAACGTATTCTCCGAATGTAAATTCATACACAGAATCTTTTACATGTTTATCCGATATAGGCGACGATTGTTCCACGTTGTTCTTTGTTTTTATTTCTACACCCTAAACATTCAGGGTAGTATATTCCGTTATCTTCAATAACTACAAACGTTTTATTATCTGCTTCTGCTTCAATCTTTGCCAGATTAATAGCTTTCATCAATTCTGATTCATTTGTTATTGGAATCAATCCATTACACGTACTACATGACATAGTGATTATTTTAGGTTATTCCAGTAGTCTATTAAATCTGGTTTAGCATAATTGTCCCAGATGTATTTGAAGGCTTTTGGACTTAATCCTGTAGCTGTTGGATATTTGTTTTCAACGTTAGGTGCTTTAGACCATGAACTATGAATACGTAATGTTTCATCTGCAACTTCAACTTTTAGCTGTCTATAAAACTGACTTTTTCTTACGGTATCTGAATATATAAGATTTGGTGTATGCCCACCATTACGTCCAAATATATCATAACGTTTAAGTCCCTCGTGTAAAGCTGATTTTTTTATTTTACGCTGTCTGTAACGTTCTGCTGATTCTCTTGATTTAAAAAAAGGGTCGTTTAAATACGATGGTGTTAACCATTTACCGTTTGCATCTTGACCTGACAAAAGTTGACTTTCTTGAAGGTCTAAAACTACCTTCTTATTTTCACGTAAAGTTTGAGCGATTTTCTTTTTAAATCCTCGCTCAAACTTCTGTGCTTTGTTCAACATCTGTCCGATGGTCATTGTATTGACTACGTATTAAAACATTAAAGAAGGAACTGCATTCCCGATGAACCCTTTAAATGATGGTATATCTACACCTGCACCAGAGAAAAGGTTTGGATTCAACGTAACAGGCGATACAAAACCGTTTTCGGCAAACCCTACAAAAGAGAATAAGTCGGTTTCAGCATCGTATGTAAGTGTGCTGTCATATGCAACATCATTCACCATAAATAAACCAACGTTTGCAACAAAAAGAGCTGCTAATGCTGCATTATTTTTTGTAATACTTCTGCCACCGCAAGAAGCTACAATACGTGCAGTTGCATCTGCTTTGCTTACTACTACAAGGGATAGTTCACGTAATACATCCAATTCGTCTTCAATACCAACAGAGATTTCCATGTCACGTTCTTTTTTAAATGTGTTGGCATAGTTGATTTGCAGTATAATTGCTGCCGACTGTGCACCTGTATTTTCTCTCGGTGTAACAGTAACAGAACATTTATAACCACGTATCAAACCTTTTTTGGTTAGTGCCCCATACATTGTATCATTTTCGTCAACTTTGAAAACCCGGATTTCACGTTCTTCAAGTTGTAAAAGTTGTTTGTAAAGACATTCTCCACCATCAACAATAATGTACTTTTCTACGTAAGGTGTGATGCCCGATGGGATACCAGAGCCAAAACCTTCCTGTTTGATATTAGGTTCACCACCTGATGGTTCAAAATTTACTATGTTTGGATACGTAGGAAACAGGAGTGGGGATTTTGGTGCTCTTGTACCTGCTGTTGTATCAAAACAAACCTGTGCTTTTAATAAATCAACAATATCCGATCTGTTTGTTATACCATCGATAGCTACGTTGATAGAGTGATCAATACCTGCGAAAATAAAGCCTTTTGGTAGACCTTTGAATTTTCCACATGCTTCTACTCCTAATGCAACCAATACGTTCTCAACGCACGGGTCATCTAAAAATAAAGGTGTTAGTTTCATAAAATTTACGTTTTATTTGTTGTTGGTTTTTAATATGGGTTTCTTCTTTGCCACGTTTATTTCGGGTTTAAATGACATTGTCTTTAATACATTATCAACTACATTTGTAACTGACGTAGTATTTTTACCGTTGGACACAGAAGTTATAATGTGCTTTTTAGCTTCTTCTTCTGTTAATGCTTCAAGATGTTTGTGATTGAATGATGCAGTAACACTTCCTACTATAATTAATACACGTTTTGACATATGCTTATATTTATGCAATGATTACTATGTCTTCTATGATTACACTCATTTTAAGTGACACAAGTTGATTACAAAATGCTGTATTAATCACAGAACCAACTAAATTTAGAGAACGTAATTTAACTCCATCTGCTGGTGTTATGGCTGGAACTGTAAATGTAACGCTGTCAATTGTACTTGACATTAACGTTGGTGTTTTCCACACATTATCTACCCATATATTTATGCTGTCTTTAGTAACAGATGATAATAAAGACGTAACATTAATACCAGAACATTGAGTAAAAAGTCCTGCTTTTATACTTGTGATATTAGTTACAGCATCATATGTGATGTCTAATACTCTCCAATTGATAGCACGTAGACCTACTAAACTATCCGATACTTTAAATGATGTTATATTTTGTAATTCAGTTGCATAACTACTACTATAAAGCAAGTGTAATTTAACTGCTGGTGTTGTAGTACCAACGTTTTTTCTATATGCAACTCCGAAGTTTATTGCAAAGCCACGTACTGTTCCATCATCGAGCATTACTCCATATGCGTTGTAGTTTTGATCAACAAAATATACACGCATATCACGTCCATGTAATGCTGTTAATTGTTTATATAAACAAAGTCCGCCTTTGATAAATGTTAGTATTTCTGAATATGGATTTAAACCATTAATACTACCAGAACCAAAACCTTCTTGTGATACACGTGCATCACCACCCGAAGGCTCTAAATTTACCATGCCTTCCATTATTGGAAATACTTTGGTGTCTCCTTGTTCTAATGCTGCTGATTTTAATAGTCTATCAGCAACGTCTTCATCTACGTTTGATAAGATATAATCAGAATTTGTCAGAATTACGCCAATGGGCTGTTTCTCAAACGTTTCACAGTTATCTAAACCCACGTAGGGAGATACTGTCTGTGCATTATTAATAATTTGTCCTTGCATATGATTAATTTTTTAAAGTTTAAATGCTGTCTGTAACAAGTTCTGCTTCACGTTCAATAGTATCAACATCATCTTGACAAAGATTTCTTTTTAATAGCGGATGTAAATCCGTGATCTGAATTAAATCAACATACCAACCATATTGTGCTCGTATGTTTTTATGAAGAGATGTTCCAGTAGTGAATACTTTCATACGTGTAAAATCTAAGCCTTCCATTGGAATTTGAAACCAACCACACGTTAATAGTTGCTTCATAAACTCATTGTATATTGGTTCAAGTATGTATTTATGAACTTTTCTGTTACGTTGTTCTGTTGTCCATGCTGAATCTACAGGACATGCGATAGATAGATCGTAATCAAATTGTGTTAAACCATCTTTTCCTACTCCGTGTGTTTCTACTACTGACTGATAGTTTAATATACACGGGAATAACTTACTTCCTGAACGTTCATCTTTTGCAATGGTCTCAAAATAGTTCTGTATTTCGTTTTGTGTTCCTACTATATGCCAAAGATGCATCACGTCTTCATTGTCAAAGATCATATTTGCATACTTATAGTTATATATTGCATTAAGATAAAACGATGTATGTGTTTCACCAGCAACTTTTTTATTAAGTGCTTGACGTGTACGATATATAAGTGCTCCTATTATGTCTACGTGCGATACCATAATTACATATTAAATGAGTTTATAGTTTCGGTCAGATTTTTATGATTCTGGTATGGAATTACATACCCTGTAAATACATCTTTATGTGCATAAATAAAAGTGACAACACCTTTATTCATTTGAACCATGTTATTCCACGTAGTTATTAGCTTATTTCGTAGTGTTACTGTTTTTAAGAATTTGTCTGCTTCATATGCACTTGTAGCACGTGAAAAATTCAAATCAGCTTCACCCATTGATGTTGTATTATTATTGCCATCCTTTGTTATGTGATACCAAACGTAATTGGCTACAGGACTTGTTTTTTGATTTCCAGTATATGAAAGTACAACATTAAGTACCTTACATATTTTTTCTTCTGGAATACTTATATGATGTACTTCTTTTATAGTTATTGGGTCAACAATATCACCTGATACGTAATAACTATAAGTATTATTTGATCGTATTTTGAATTTTAATTTTACATTATCTTTTACAAACTCTATTCTACGTATTAATCCAAAACGTTCATCCGTTGTTGGTGCACATAAATTTGAAGTTAATTTTGAAAATAATAAGTCAAAGTTAATTTCAGATTCTATCCACACGTTCTTTTCTGTGCTATCATCTATTATTAATATATCTGTTTCGACCTCATCTGTGTCTAATATATAATCAAACCATGAGGATAAAATGTCATTGCAAAGATCATCTCCAAACATAAAACGTAAATACTCTGCTGCTTTCTCATCTATGTACGTCTCCAGATTAGTTTCACCAACTGACTGAATCATTTTAGCCATACCATAACTCTCCATCTCCTCACCCATACGTGATACGGGTAGTTGTGGTAGTGATATAGCACCTGTAAAATATGTGTCTAAATTTAAAAACATGGTATTTACGTTTTAGTGTTCACAACAATTTAATACTTACTTAAGAGCCGGGTTTTTAAATTCCGGAGCAACGGGTGCTTCTTTGGTTGCACGTCCTGATGCAATTAATTTTTCTGCTAACAATGCACTTGCTTCAAATGCTTCACCAACGTTATGATGGTTACTTTTTTCAGTTCCGTACAACGTAACCCTTGCTTTAGGGTTTACAATTTTCAGATTCTTGTCTGCCATTGTGTTTAATTATTAATTTGGTTTATAATGTTAAGCACTACGCTCATAACGTAGTGCTTTCCGGTTTAATTATTATACTTCTTCTTTTGCTAATGCTTCTTTCACGGTTGAAAAAGAATCATACAGGGCTGCTGTTTCGTTCATTTGATCGTGATAAGCAAAAAATTCTTGGTCAAGTGATAACGTAATTGCACCCATTTCATAATCCGATTTGTAAGTGATTTCAGGTGCAAGAGCTGTTCCTAAGTTTACCTGATTAACACCCCAACCTGTTGATACTTTTACACCACCTTTATTTTTTACAATATATTTGGATGTGTCCAACATTAAGTACTTATCAGGTAATATGAACGTTGATTCAACAATTGTTAAACTCTTTAATAACGCATCAATTTCCTGTTTCATGTAGTTATCATTCTTATCTTTGGTCAAATCAAGCATCGCTGCATCGGCTGGACTTAAAATAAGTAAATCAGCAATTTGATGATTATTACGTAATTGAAGAATAGAAGCACGTATAGCATCTCCGTTATTTGGTGCTACTATCTTACCATCTAATCCCGTACCTGCATAAGCGGATGCCCAATTTGTGACACCTTCTGGTTCACCGTTGTCGCCAGAACCATTCAATACTTTTGTTTCAAGGAAACGTGCTAAATCATCTTTTGATACACGATCAATTTCACCCTGTATGAATGCTGCATCTTCCATCATTTCATTTGATATTTTTACCGATGCACTAGCTTTGTAAGGTTCTGATGTTTTACGTTCATATGTCCAAGATAACAATGGTCTTAAACCGTACTCTGTTGTGAATGCTGCACTACCCTCTTTATTGATACGGTTAAACCATATAATAATCACAGCATTGGTACTTCCTTTAAGTAATTTGTTCCATAAAAACAATGGTTCAAGTGGTGCGTAGTGAATCGTTTGATCAATTTCCATCGTAAACAATTCGGGTGCTGCTGCGTATGCTGGTAACAATCCAGTCGTAGTTCCCATTGTTTGTACACGTTCAGAAAGTGGAACAGCGGCTTTAAGTTCAAGCGACATTGGTCTACGTTCTTTTAATGCAGTTTTAAAGTCAGCACTTTTAATCCATTCGTCAATTTGCTGGAATCTACTTTTTACTGCTTCGCCACCACCACGTTGTTCTTTAATAGCGGTAATGTCAAGACCTTGTAAACGTAATGTCTCTCTTAAACCTTTAAGAAAATTCTCATCAACATTAAATGACTTAAACGTGTCATCCCATGCTGCTTTAATTTTGGCATTAATTGTTTTCTCGTCCAGAAGACCCTCTTCACGTTGTTTCAAATACGTTGTGATTTGTGAGCCTAATAATTCCATACCTGCTTTCTCTTCTGCTGACAGAGCTTTTGCGAGTGGTTCGGATAACGTAAAAGCAAAAGGTAGTACTGTTGCAGTACTGATGCTACTCAGGTGTAATAACGTAAACGGTTGTCCGTATGCCATTGCAACACCTACAACAAATAATGCCAGAACAGCCAGCATTATACGTGCGAAATTTTTTGTTTTCATTGTGTTTGTTTTTAAATTAATAAATGGTTTGTTGATTGATTGATTTTATGTTGTACGTGCGAATAATCCACGTTTGGGTTCTGCTTTTATACCACGTTCCTTTAAAAGTTCTTTTACTTCTTCATCATCAAGTCCTAATAACACTTTTTGTACGTTTCTATTTTGCAATAGCGTATCAAGTAACGATTTTTGAGTTTCTTGTGAATCTGCTACTTCTGTATTTTCATTGTCACCTAACGTAACAAGTGATACTTCCCACAGAACAACTTCACCGACCAAGAAATAACCATCTCCATCGTTTTCACCGTTAGGGTCGTTTGTATCATCTGCTGGTTCTATATACTTAATAGCATCCCACACATATGTATATCCAAATGAAGCCTGATTGATTACAGTATCCTGTACCTGATACCACGCACGTTTTGCATTTGGTACAGCATCAAAATCGGATAGTTCAACATCAACATACATACCATCATCCTGTTCATCAAACTTTGTAATACGTCCAATTGGGTCTTTACGGTCATGTTGCCAACAAAAAGCAATTTTTCTGTTGCTTGCTTCGGATGCATCAATAGATTTCTTGAAACAACCTTTTACCATAAGGTCACCACTATTATCTACAGATGTATAGTCTGCAAATTTCACACGTAATGTATATATGGTCTTACCATCACGTTGTATAGCCAGTGCTTTCACCGTACCAATCGTTGAAGAAGCTGTATTCTTTGTAAACAGTCCTTTATAACGTATTTCCTTTGCTGCTTTAACGCTTAAATTAAACATTGTTATATGATTATGTGTTCGTTAATCTTACATCGTTACGAGTAGACGTTGCTGCTGTTGCAGAACGCATTGTACCTTTTTTATCAATTTCAGGAGTTAACCCTATAGAACGTCTGAACTCTTGCTGCGTGATTGCTTCGTCTGCAAATGCTACGTGCATCGCTTGAGCCATTTGTCTTAATGCGTTGTTTCGTTCTACGTTTCCTTGTTGAAAGATTTCGAGATGCGAATAGTCGATTTTGATCGCTTGTGTCTGTACGTCCAATCCGAACCATAGGGTTAACTTACCTGAAAAATCATTTGCGAGTGGGATGATTGTATCCTGATATAGTCCACTCATTGCTGTACGTTTATCTGCTGCCGTTTTTCCCTTCTCTGATGCAAGTAGGTCAAATGGGTAGCTATATGAATCGCAAAGGTGCATGATATTATCACGTACACCTTCAAATAACATTAAATCTTTTACATTAAAACCAATTGGTGTGTAATCTACAGAAGCATCTGTAACGTATACCTTATCCTGATTTGTTCTCATTCCATAGTTAGAACGGAAACGGTTTTGTAATGACGTTTTTTCCTCGTGTGTCATTGGTACAAATCCCATCGCATCTTTTGCCGTGTTTGATATGATACCCTGTGCACCTCTATCAGAATTAAGACTGTAAATTGCTTCTTGTGCCTGCATTATGTTACGTATTTCATAAAACAAGCTTTTTATCCTTACACCCTCTGTACGTCCATTTGCTAATATAGTGGGTTCTGTTGTGTCGAGTATTTGTAGTACACAATTCACGTTTAATACTTCAAATGGAGCAAAAATACCATTTTTAGGTGTAATAATGTACTTTTCTATAATATCCTCAATTTTAGTAGCTGAAAATAGTCTTCCTGTATAACGTATTTCAACTTCTTCTGGTGAAAATGCCCATAATGCTTCTGCATCTTGTACGTTTGAAAAACCTGATGGCGTTGATGCAAATATAAATGCACCACCATATATAGAACGGTATAAAGAAACTTGCTTTAAAAAGTCAGAATAAGACTGTAATGGGTTAGGTTTACGTAATAAATTTACGATTTTAGCATTAATTGTGCTGGTTTCGGACATATCATCGTTGTTTTTATCAACAATTTTCCACGTACCATTCATTAATGCTTCTGCTATACGATTTATGATGGCCTGTAGGGGGGAACACTTTTTATACGTATTATAAACTGTGTTTAATTGATTGAGCACTAATGCAAATTGAGGAACACTAATACCGTTAGATATTTTATGAAACACGTTTTGATAGTTAGTTTCGTCGAACGATTCACCGTTCCACCAATCATTGTTGCCGTAAATTGGGTTAGACCAACCACGTCCATCCTGAATTAAACCCTCATTTGTGTTATTGTTCATTGCGTGTATGCGTGTTATACATAATTTACTTTACAAGCCTAAATTTAGTAAAAAAGTTCCATGTAACCAAACATTTTACACATTTTTAACTAAGACGTAAGCGTATTTTTACCAATTCCTTCCTTTTGTTAGTTCTGCATATCTACGTGCATCCATACAGTGATTATCTGTATCAATCGGTCTATCTGTAGGGTTTTTATTTGCATCCAATGCCCATTTATACTCTCTATATTCGTTGGCAAAGTTTAAACTATCCTCTGTGATGTAATTCTGACACGTCTTAACTCTATTAATACCAAAGTTTATACTACCCTGACCTTTTATGGTTGGCATTATATTAAATCTCAAATTTGGGTAGCCCTGAACGTTTGGATAACCACGTCTTAACTCTGCTATACGTAAGTCACCACCATTTCCCATATCTGCTATTACAAGGTCTGTGGCTGAAACACCAACATCCCTCATACGTGTAGCAAGCATGACGTTATTCTGGTTAGTGTCATAAATTAATTCGCGACAATAACGTTTATCATCCTGATACTTGATTTTTATTAACGCATTTGGGTCGATAGAATAACCAAAATCTAACGCATATATGTAAGGTAGTTCCAATGCTTCAAAATCTTCTGCTGCTATGAACTTCCATCCACTATAAATACGTCCTCTTGCACCATCTGTAATAAAACCACGTATAACAGTCCAGTAGTATTCTGGATTTGTTAGTTTAAAACTTTCAAATTTTGTTATGGTTGTAGGATGTATGTTCTGGATATTATCATAGTACGTCCCAAAAATAGACAGTATTCCACTACCAACTTTTGGTTTTGCCATATAGAACGTTTGATTGACACCATGAATCGGAACAAGAAAATCTTCCAGTACATAATCACGCCAAATCCAATGTTTTTTCGATGGTGGGTTAAAGATACGTATAATTTCTATGTCTTGGGACTCCATTGTACGTAATGATAAGTCCATCTGATCAAATTCTGCTTCCGGTATTTCATCTGCTTCTTCGATCAGTACATGAGTTGCACCTTCCAATGATTTCATGGCTGCTGTACGTCCACCATCCTTAGCAACACCCTTAGCAAGTATCATGTTACCTGTAGGTATGTATCGGATAGACATTTGGTTCTCATTGAACGCAAAATCATCAAAATTATACGTTTCATTCTGCCTTATTCTATCTTTTATTCCCTGATACAGTGATAAACGTATATCACTCGCGATGAATCGGAGCATGTATCCACGAAAATAGTCTGGTTTGGATATTAGATATAAGAAGTAATCTGTACCTGTATGTGACCCACCACGTCCACGTCCACCCCATAAATCCTTATATCGGGCACGTTTTGTGTATAAATCCTTGTACTTAGCATTCACAGATATGCGAATACTACGTCCGTTCTTGGCTATAGTCTCCATTTGATACTGTTCTTATTTGAATAGATTTTTCTTCCTCACGAATCAACGCATAAAGATGTTTTGCTATGTGACATAGACGTTGCTTCTCTTCTGTTGTTATTCCAGATACTTTACACCTTATTGTAACCGCCATGTACATATCAAAATTGACATTAAATCTACGTGCACCCATGTTATTTAGTTTTTAATGGTTGTAACTGCATTAAACGGCTGTGAATGTTGCTATAATCTGCACGTATTGTGGCAGAATTGTCATATTGTTTGCTGAATTGTTCCACCATAGAACGTAATTGTGCGATGGATATGCTGAAAATCTGCATTAGAACGTCCGGATTACATTGGTATTGGACGTATAGGAAGTATATTAATGTGGTTAAACAGGCGGATGTGGGTGCATTAAATGTACGTAATGACATGGATGTACGCTCTCCTGTGTCATATTTTAGCTTTTCTTTTAGGGTTGCAAGCTCCAGAACGTCTGCAATGTTCTGTCCGTAGTACTTTAGTATAATATCTATAACGTATAAGAACTCTGGATGCATTGGAAAGTCTTCACCGATGATGTCGAGGATGTCTTTATACGAAACGTTATAACGAATCTGTCTAAACTCTGATAGTGCACCCAACTTTTCATTTAACTTCTTATTTGCTTTGGATACACGTTGTTCTGCTTTCGTTCTTCTCTTTACTGATACACTTACATTATCCGCACGCATATCTGACAAAGTTGGAACAGTTACCTTGTTATCCTTTAACGTAGGAAACTGTAACTGTCCAAAATTATCACGGTCTGCGATTGGTATGTATGTTCTATCAATACGTTTCATTAGTCTTCTTGTAACTTCTGCCCATTCCGTTCCTCATATTCCTTCATGTTATCCTGACGTGAAGAATAGTTTTCCCTGTTATCATACATTCCTGCTGCTGGTGGTCTTATATCCACGTTATCCATTGGTGGTTCGATGGCCGTATGGGTCACATCCTCGTAGTCAATAAATGAAATCTCGTGTTTGATCACGTCTACAATACGTTGTTGATTGTCTTCTGCTTCAATCAATCCAAAGTCCTTCTTAATCAACGTGGCTGCCAGATTTCCATTATAGATACCAACTGCTGCACCGTTGAACACATCCACCGCACAAAAGTCATTTATATATGTTGCAACCTCGTTATAGTCCTTATATGATGTGCTCAATGGATTCATATAATTTACAAACATAACGTGAGACATGCGTATGTGTAAACAAAATCCCTTAACTGTGAGTGGTGCACGTTTAGGTAACTGAACTAATTCGTTCTTACCTTTATATTTCACTAACTCATACACCCAAATAAGACCTGTTGTATTCATGTATTGTACGTACTCACCAAACAAATTGATTAATTCGTCTGGTGCATACTGCTGGGCAAACCCATCACGTTGTGTTATGTTGGAAAAATCAGCCATAATTTTATTTATTGTAACCTATTTTGAGAAAGTGACAGCTAATATAATACACGCGTGCGTATGTAACCAAACATTTTATATATATTTAACAGTTACGTAACTCGTAAGTATGTATTCTGTTTTAAAAATTTTAGCAACGTGTGTAACCGGAGATGTGGAGATTCTTATTCATCGGTGTACGTTCTCGTGATAATAACAATGAGACGTAGATACTTAATATGTGGATTTGTGGGACAAGAAAAAGCTGTCCCGTTCTTGTCCCGTGATCTTGTCCCGTTTAAAACAGGCTACCACAAGCATTTTAAAGTAAATTTAGCCCACAGGACAAGAAAAAACGGTTTTTCAATGTACTTTTAAAAACTACTTTTCAAAAATACTTATTTTCAATATACTTTTTTGAAATTATAAATTTATAAGCCGTGATAGTAAAAATCTTTGTCCCTTGTCCCAAAATATAGATAATCATACTGATAATCAGTGCTTTACAGTGGGACAAACTTATGGGACAAGAACGGGACAAGAATTATTTTAACATAGTTTGTCCCATAAAACCAAAAAACGTACATCATTTTGACCCATAAAACGTAGATAAGTAACACCAACGTACGTTTTTCTGTACATATTACATCTGAAAAAATCGTGAGACGTGACTCCCAGAGCAAAAAACGAGGGTCTGCCTTAAGTTTAACGGTAGGTGTCATAGGGGACCGCCGTGCCGTCCGGGCGAAAAAACGTTATTTGTCAGTATCTTATTACGTATCAACACATTATATTGTCGTACCTTTGCCCGTGATGGTGCTCTGGTATGATGTACATACGGTGCTCTGGTATGATGTACATACGGTGCTCTGGTATGATGTACATACGGTGCTCTGGTATGATGTACATACGGTGCTCTGGTATGATGTACATACGGTGCTCTGGTATGATGTACATAGTGTTATACGATTTTTTTTGTTTTCTGGTAGGGTGGATACAAATGTATGTTGATCAAATGCTATAACATCTAACTGTATATGATTATAACTGCAATAACATCTAACTGTATATGACTATAACTGCAATAACATCTAACTGTATATTATGTAATACAACATACATCATGCTTTAAACGGTCTTATAACATATAAATATAACAGTAGCACAGCCTTCAAACACAAACATCATCATATTAACCATTATAAACATATCATTAACACTTATTATATTAATATACTACAATTCATTAACATAACACGCTCTTAACTGTGAATGTACATTAAACTCTATACAATATCTATAAAACATCATAACTTTACATCATATATTCATATAAAGTACTTATCATTGCGTCGTATTCTAACACACAGTCAATCACACTTAACACTTATTAACATGAACACAACAATCGACACAACAAACAAACGTAACAATGTACATATGAACATGTTACATGTTATCACTTTCTTTTTAGGATGTATCATTACATTTACATCCGTAGTCTATTCTATTGCAGTATGTAACATGTACATGTTTATATTTGCAATCATCACGGGACTTATCACTTACAGCATTAAAGAACTATTCTTAAACTAACACATTTAATACATTACAACCATGAAGGCAATAACAGCAATAACAGCACAGCAAATGGATATGATAGCACTTATATATGAGTGTAACAACTGGAAACGTGCCACAGATACAAGAAGTAAAAGTACTACAATAACACTACAGAAGTATGAAGTAGTGGACACTGTAGACCTTATGCGATTATTGTTAAGGCTTAACGATATATCGTTATTTTCTATCGTTACAATCACAGAAAATCAGTTCAAAATTACGTATTTAATTTAATAACGCATATTACGTGACACGCCGAACACACGAACCAAAGTAGGCACAATAACAATTTAATAACTTACAATTATGACACAAATTTCAAAAGCTGCAGACGCAGCACAGCCAACAACAATGACAACAATGACGGCGATTCAAAGATTACAGGCAGCAGCAGCAGCAAAGTACGCAACAAAACCGGAAACATCTGCAGAAACATCCGCAGAACAGACTATTAAAGACCTCACACGTAAAGTTTTAGCAGGTCTTACATTATCTCAAGCGGTAAACATTGTAAATGACATTGCTGACATTGCTGAGAATGTTGATGTGGACAAAACCGCTCAAAAACTTTTGCTAAACGCAAAAAAAGACCTTACAACCATCTCGAAAACATTACAGGAAAGTGCGGTGGCTGGTATTGACATTGATTTAACGGGATTGCAGGATTTTTCAATGAACAACACAAAGGTAGAACTTGTTACATACGAACTGCCACCGCTGTACAAAGGTGCCCTTGTTGCTATTGACTGGAATTCTATTTCATCAGATGCAAAGGAAAAATTGATACTTATAGGTATCACAGCCGAGGAACCGTTCGCCATTTTGACCGCTCTTTCTTATGATAAGTCAGCAAATAACGTATTCATCAAAGTTGGTTCGTTTGACCTGACAAAGGGCACCGTTCGTTTGTCCCTTAAGTTTACCGCCCTTGTACCTGATGTAAATGCTACGGATGTGGTGGAAGCTTACAACGCAAAAGTGGAAGAATTAAAGGCAAACATCACAGACGCCAAAACAAAAATTTCTGAAAAACAGTTTGCTTATGTAGCGGACAAAATTCTTACATCTGCCATTGCTGCAAAATTTGGTTCACTGTTAGCAGAAGGTTACACGCCTGAACAACTTACAGCGTTGGTTCAATCAATTTCTTTAATTTTGAAAACCGTCGGGGAATAACATCACACTAAAAACGGGTTGCAAACATAAGTCACTACATCCCATTTTTTAAACCGTATCAATTTAGTTGGTACGGTTTTTTTATGCATATTTACATCCTACCTGTAAAAGTAACAAATCTGACTGTAAATACATTGCTTGAAACTCTTTGCTGTAAGCCATTCACATTATCTACATGTAAACGGTACTACATATTCACTTTGCACCCTTAACAGCTTAAAACGCTTTAAAATAGCCCCGTGTTAAAGAATTAACATACTGTGAAAAAGTGTATATTTACCATCATCCCATCACGGGCACCACCATCATCCCATCACGGGCACCACCATCATCCCATCACGGGCACCACCATCATCCCATCACGGGCACCACCATCATCCCATCACGGGCACCACCATCATCCCATCACGGGCACCACCATCATCCCATCACGGGCACCACCATCATCCCATCACGGGCACGGGCACCACCATCATCCCCGATCACACAAAATAAGGTCAAAAATTATTATCCTGTTAGCTGCAAAGTACAACCATCATTTAAACCCTCACAGAATGATAGAAACAGGTCAATTTTTGATTATTATCCTAAATTGATACTATTGTACTGTTTTATCTTAAAAGGGCTGTAAAGGGCTGCAAATAGCCTCAAATCACATCTGTTAGTTTTACGTTTAACCCCATTCAAAGGATGTAACCATTTGACACAAAAAACCCCCTGACTTTTAGAAGTCAGAGGGTGAACGTTTGAGGTCATATATATGTTACATACGCTATATACGAATTTTGCTCTCCCACATACATGGGTGCTTACGTGCTATACGAATTTTGCTCTCAGCCGAGGAAGGTCAAAATTTCCTGCCATAAAACGTCAAGATCGGCAAATTCGGCTGGTGGGTTTTTGTGTAGGTTCTTTACAAAGTTCTCTGGTTCTGTGAAACGTAGATAACCACGTAATCCGCCATAACCTAACCCGTCTGGGTCTACATGTGCTTCATCAAATACAGAAAGCACCCACGCATATATACCATTCTCACGTAGATAATTGACAAATGCGACTGCACAGTCTTTCTGTTTAGCACCGTTAACGTGGTGTTCCCAGTTGTTGAAAACAGCACTTGTTTGATTACGTTCTACCATGATATACTAAACATTTCTTCCTTTGTTACAGGATGTGTACTCACGTGTCTCACAGTATAGCCACAATCTTCAAGTGCCATTCTTGTTTCATTTACTAAACCATAAACTGTGACACACCTGTTTACGTTTTTAATATCATCTATACTTGCTTTAATAGCTCTATTGATACGTTGCAGTTGCACATAAGCTCCATTTGATTCTGATTTAATACGTGCTTCTTCTGCACTAAGCACTTCGCTGGATAATTGATACGTTTCTTTGTTCATAATTGAGTGAGATTTGAGTTGAAAATTGAGTGAGATTTGAGTTGAGATTTGAGTTGAGATTTGAGTTGAGATTTGAGTCACGTTTAGGCTACATTTATAAGTGTATAGCCCTCGCCCACGTTATAACAAACTTCTATCGTAGACCCGTCCGTGAATATTATTTTAAGTCCACAATCTAAATCTAAGAAAGTACCTTCTATTACGTCGGCTACTGTTTTTCCATTAAATACATCCATTGTTGTAGTTATTAAAGTTCTAAATAATAAAGCCAAAAAGCATCTAATGTTTTAAGTAGTCCAGCATTACGGTGAACAAAAAACAGTTCCACGTTAAACATATATACTGTTTCGCTAAAGCCTATACCACATACATTTTTATGAACATTAAGCACGTCTATGAGTTGAGCCCTTGCTTGTTCAGTAAGTAAAATTGTAC